AAATAAATGTAAATATCTTATATTTATCCTATATTATGTCACGAAATGTAAATATATGGTAATTATTGTGGAGGGCTATGTACTAAAGGCTAGGGAATATAATTCGATAGTTATAAAACCCTCGAATTCCTACCGAAATACTAGGGATTGGCTAGAATTTCCTTTTTTTTACAAAACCGACATAAATGTATAAATATTCATTATTATGCATAAATATACATGGGATATAATGCCATATCTCCTAAAATATGGGAATATAGCCTATTTCTGGCCTACAAATGGCTGGTAATATAAGGGAGATATATCCCAATGGCTTGATATCACAAGCTCACAAGGCTTTATCCTAATTATACAAAACTTTTATTTTGTATAATTGAGCATATTGCCAATATATGGAAGGCAGCTATCTCTATCTCTATATAGAAGGAATAATATACCAATTGCACTCAATCCCAGTTATACCAATGGATAGGGAGTGTATTTATCCTTATTACCTGGATTAGCTTGTTACCAATATATGGAAAGTAGTTATCTCTATCTCTATATAGAAGGAATTTATTGCCAATTGCACTCAATCCCAGTTATACCAATGTGTACAGCGTGCAATTGTTGAAAAACGCTGTTATTTTCCTTATAACTGTTTTTCCCATATATTTGAAGATTTGCGGGAAATTTAAAAAACTGGTATTAAATGGAAGAAACCCAACCCAGAACAGCCGGCCACCCCCTTGATTCGCCCGGTTTCAACACATGCCGACCCCCCTTATATGCAGCCCCAAATATCCTCGTTCTCCGAAAATTTTTTGGGTTGCTATAGTCCAAATCCAATGATATACTAGTGACTATAAACATAAAGGAGAATAGAATCTATGAAATGTAAATATACGATACCAGATGAATTATCATTAAGGGATAATAGATGTTGGAACGGATATTGTGAGATCTGTGGTAGGTATACTACATTTTGTGAAGAACTAAATAAATATATTTGCTGTTCTCCTAAATGCTGTATTAAACTAAAGGAGAATGGATATGGGGAAAATAAAAATCTCTAAAATAGAAGGTTCTAACCCTGATGACATAGGCCGAGTATATGTAGAATTAAAAGGTCAAAAAGTAGAAATCAGTGATAGTGATTTATTCTTCGTATTCTCATTTAACGAGGATAATAAGGACAAACTTCTTATGTTATCTAATGCTGATAGCCAAGAAGAATACTATAAGCTAAAGGCCATGATATTATTTATGTTAGATAAATGGGAACAAAAATTTGGAGAATATGAAATTATAAGTTCAGATGTAGGTTCTTGTTGGAATATAATAAGAGATCATAAAAATAAGAACTAAGTGTCCTTAGTTCAATGGTAGAATAGTGGACTTTTAATCTATTGATGGGAGTTCAATTCTCCCAGGGCACATAAATGAGAGGGAGTGTATTCATGGCTAGACGACGCAATACTGGGACATATAGAAAACTTAAAAGTGGAGTTTACGAAATTTCAATAAGCTTAGGCTATGTTAACAATAAGCGAAAAAGGTTATATAGATATGTATATAAATACTCAGATGAAGAAGCTGAGCTTGAATTGTATAAATTTCTAAAGGAATATCAAAATATCAGAGTCAGCGATAAATCAGATTTTTTTAGAAAAAAGGGTATAAAATATCTTGAAGAACAAGTAATAAAGGAGTGTATTTATGGATAAAGATATGAAGATAGCTATAGGAGCTATGGGAGACGGAGTCTATTCTGTATTTGGCGACAAAATAACTAAGGTGTCTGATTTACCTTTATTTTTTATGTTTGCTCATTCTGGGAAAAGTGGAGATGATAATGTTCTATGTCTAACCAATGCAACTAAAGATAACATAGAAGCTATAAAAGAAGTATTCACAAGAACTATAGAATCTTTAGAGATAGCTGTAGGCATAGCTCCTAATTTAACTGATTCAAGCGATATGTGCCAGGACATGGTAAAGAAACATATTTCAGGAGGGAAATAATGCCAAGGTATAATATTATATATAAAGATGGAGATATAGAGAAATATATGCATTTTTCTAGTATCACTGAATCTCCGTTAACCAATTTTATGGTTGATGAAGATTATAAAGAGCTATATATACGAACATATTCTGAGGAAGCTTGGGAAAAATTTAAAGCTGGAAAGAGTAATATTATGACATTAGGAGAGGCTATAAACAGGTATAATCTGAACAAGCCAGATTATGAACAGCTAACGAAAAAAGAATTTCTATATAAATTTCATTTCTATGACAATAAGGAGGATAAATGACTATATATCTAGAGAATGGCAATGGGGTTATAGGTCCTAGAGAGTACAAGACTCTTATAGAGAGCAAAGACTGTAGGGTATGTCAGTACGCAGTAAATATAGACAAATGTACTGTAGCTTTCTGTGACTTTAAGCCATCAGCCCCTGTAACAAAGAGTCTAGGTGAAATGCAGAATTTATATCATACTATCTTAAAGCTTGAGCTATCAGAATCTAACTATGAAAGGTTCTATAGCTATTGGGATTTAGATTTTATTGGTAATTTTATTGATATGGAATTTTTGAAAGATGTAGCTATGTTATTAAGGGACAAGTATAATATTGATGTAAAGAGGGAGATTTAGATATGAAGATATATAAGTACTTTATTAGCTTTATTGCTATATGTGTTTGTGAGCTTACGTGTGAAGAGTCAAATGGCTATGGAAATTTTATTTATAATACAAATAAGAGAATATTTGCCACAGAAGATATAAAAAAAACAGAAAAATTTATAGAAGAAACAAAGGGCGTAAAAGATGTAGTTATCCTGAATATAAGTTATCTAGGTGAGGAATGAAGGTTAAAGTTTATCTGCATTAGCTAGGAGTTATATGTATCAAGCGGAGGTTGTGGTGTTAAAATGAGAGTAACATAGCAGATTAACCCAGTGGTTAGGGTGTAGGGTTCATAACCCTAAAGTCGCCGGTTCGAATCCGGCATCTGCAATCTAGGGGAGTGTATTTATGGATATCGTTGGGTTATATAAAACTATAGATATTTATACTGTTAGTGAAGATAAAGTATGCAGCAAAGGAGAATCATTAATCTATGACCCTTTATGGAGAGTTACAGAACAAGATGGACTTATAAAAATTACAAAGTGTAAAGACATAGGGTCTCAAATAAAACTGGATAATATTATAATGTACAGATGTGATAATGGACATTTAGATTTATATATAAAGGAACCTATAGAATGGGAATAGGGGGTGGTATTTATGGCTAAATGTAAATGTGTTAGATGTGGTAGGGAAACTTGTAATTTTGAACTGTGTGATATCTGTAGTCTTAAGATTGAATTGGCTAATGATTTATTATCCAAAGAAGAAATTCTTGAGCTTATAAAGCTGCTTGAGGACTATATAAAAAGGCATAGTTGACATATGGCACAGTATGCTACAGGAATTGATAAATCATAATAATTATGATATAATTAAATATAGTTTTGAATTGCTACGGCTGGGAAATGTAGAGTTTTCCCAAATAAGGGATGGTTGCAGCTATCTCTTATTTTATTTAATCATTTGACATATGCTGTATCATATGGTAAAATATAGATATATAGTAAAAACTTTCTTTTCTCCTTGAGGCCTATATGGCCTTTTTCTATGTTGACATGTTATATAGTCTATAGTATAATATAACATGTAACTGGATTATTTTATTCAATATGATTTTTAGTAAATGACATTAGGGAATGGGCCTATATGGCCTTTTTCTATGTTGACATGTTATATAGTCTATAGTATAATATAGATGCTTTTAGTTTCTATATTTAAATGTTGCTTTTCAATGGCCCCATAGTGTAATTACAGCATGCTGGTCTGTCAAACCAGAGGTGAGGGTGGGAGTCCTTCTGAGGGCCGCCATATTCATTAGGACGTAGTTCAACGTAGAACACTTGTCCCTAAAGACAGGAGATGAGGGCCAAAGCCCCTTCGTCCTACTTATAGACCTCTCTCGGTCTATTTTTTTTTATTCTTGCTTATAGACTATCTATGTTATATAATTTAATACGGGGCTAGATATGGACATAAGAATAGAGATAGGCAAATGTGACTGTATCAACTGTGGTAAAAGTAACTGTGATTACCATATGATATTTAATATAGGTAATTATACATTTACGCTATGTCAGCCATGTATAAATAAACTCACTAAGGGTATAACTATTTTAAGTGGTGAACTTGGGTATATAAAGGGGATAGAGCTATGAAGAAATTTGAAGATATAAAGACTGAGGATATAGAAATCACAAGTATAAATATGGAACATGGCTACTTGGCAATACACTGGAATATTAAAGGTTTTGGTTTTGGGATGACTGAGTTTTTTTTCAGGGATGGGAAGCTAGCAGCAGATACAGAAACTTTATGTTCTAAAGATGACAAGGAATTTATAGAAAAACTTATGACGAGATTCATACAGAAAGCTGAGGTTGTAGGATGATAAATAAAGGAGATATAGACTTTAAAGTTATAGATTTTAGAGATATTAAAGAAGATAAAGGTATGGTATCTGGAGATGTGGCTGTCTATTGGACAATAGATAAGCTAAAAATTAATGGAGAGACTATCTTTTCAATAAGTGGAGAAGATGAATATTTTATCCGTATATGTTTAGATGGTAATGAAGATATGTTTTCTGATGAAGATAAGGAAATGATAGAACAGGAGATGCTATATTTTATACAGCATACAGAATTTAGATACAAGGAGGAATGAATATGAAACTATATAGTCTATTGGCTATAGCGACAGAGAAAAAAAAGGACTTTGCTAGTATGTTAGCAGAGATACAAAATCTTTTCATATCTAAGAAACATAAATTTGAGGGGAAAGATAAAATATATACACCTTATGATCCAGAGAGCTTGGACATAGCTGAAAACGAAGTGGTTAGAGTTGTAACCACGGTGAAAAATAAGCTAGAGTACTTCGAACAATTTGCTATAGATGCTATAGATTTAGCTATTACTATAGAAGAGGGGAATGCAGGTGCAACTGCTGTTTTGTATGTAGACGGTATAAGTTTTGGACTATATAGTCCTACGAGTTTGTTGCAGCTAGAGAAATATATAAATAAGCTTATAGCGCTTTATGAGGATATCCCTACTCTAGACAACAGTAAAAAATGGTATCCTGATGAGGCTACAGGGGAGGGATACCATAAAACTGACCCACTTACTCAATACAGAAGTGTTAAAGTTGATAAGGCATTTGTATCAGTCCCAGAATCTAATAAATTCCAAGCTCAAGCAGAACGTATAAAGGTATCTGAGCAGGTTGGTACATATGAAACAGTGTTCAGGTCTGGGGCTATAACATCTAGCTCTAAAGCCAGAATGTTGTCTAGATTGAATAAAGTTAGAGATGGCGTTATAGAAGCTAGATGTAAAGCTAATGATATACAGGTTAATGAAACTAATATAGCTAAGCTTATATTTGATTATGTCCACGGCAGAGACTTGACATAAGAGTGTATTTATGATATATTTTTTTTGAGTAGGCTTAGGTTAAGATTCAAATTTAGATTTAGATTTAGATTTTACTCACTAGGCTGAAAAAAAGAACTCAGTTACGTATAAGATGGGTACATAATTAGAAACACCGGTTCAAATCCGGTTCCGGGGGCCATCTCCGGATAGTTCAGCTGAAAGAACGCTAATCGTCAGACTGATACCCTAACTATACTAAAAGGCTAAGTTTAAATTCTAATAAGATTGTAGCTCAGTTGATAGAGCGTAACCCTATTAAGGTTAGTGTCCCAGGTTTAAATCCTGGCAATCTATAAAATCAGTGGTGAAGTCCCAAGGCTAGGGGGCTTCATCTTTTTAAGTTTTTGATGCTTGACACGAGTACATATTAAATATATACTAATACTTAGTAACTTAATAAAGACTTTATCTTCTTTATATGCCCATACGTTTGTGGGTTTTTTTTTGTTGACAGAACATATAAAGAAGCGATATAATAATAGGAAAAATGGAGATAGATATGGATAAAGAAACTAAAGTTTGTAAAAAATGTGGTGATGAGAAAAGTTTGTTTGAATTCCCGATAACCAGGAGTTATACGGGTAAAGCTAAGTACAGAAGACATATATGTAAAGAATGCTACAGAAAAGAAGCTAGGAGGAGATACCATGCAAGAAAAGTTCAATTTTAAAGACACTATAGTCCTTGTATCTGATCTAAATGTAGATATGACCTATCAGGGTGAACTAAATGCTAAAGTTGTCCAAAAGATAGTTAGAGACTTTAGTTGGTTCGCATTTGGAGCTATCATGGTCAATATAAGAAAAGATGGCTCTATATATATAATTGACGGAAGACACAGGTACGAAGCAGCCAAGCAACTTAGCTTTAAAGAAGTGCCTGCTAAAGTTGCAGAAAATCTAACATACCAGGAGGAAGCGACACTATGTAACTATATGTTAGCTAACAGAAGGACATATAGTATAGCAGAAAGCATGAAATCAGCCTTAATGGCTGGTGATGAAAAAATTGTAGCTATAAATAATATTCTTGAGAATAATGGTATACATTTCGCCTTTAAAACAAACAGAGGAAGTAACTATAGAAAAAGAGGTAAACTTAGCTGTTTTAGCGCTTTAATTGGGATATATGATTCTAAAGGGCATAAATTCTTTAGCGAGGTAATCTCTACTTTACATGATCTATGGTATTCAGATTTATATGGATGGCAGGAAGCGGCGTTAAAACAGCTTCCTATAAGAGGCCTAGCATTTTTTGTGTTCTACGGAATGAAGTCATCTCTATATGATAGAGATAGACTGATAAAGAAATGTGGAGGGATACCTAAAGCTGAGGAATACACGCTTGTGTCTAAACAAAATGCTTTATATGCTCCAGGAACTAAAGAAAAACATTTTGCCCTGGGAATGCTTAAAGACTATAACAATAAAGCTAGGATAAAACTGGACTTATCAAAATATAGTTGACATATGCTGTAGAATGTGGTAATCTAAATATGGTAATGAATATAGTAGGTTGATTAGTAGTTTTATTATGTTGATAGTATCTTCCGGATACTTTTTTTTTATACATATCTTCCATTTATTTCTATATATGTGATATAATTAAATAAAAGGAGTTTTTTGCATGATAGTAGCTCTAAATGCTGGACATTGTATGAAAACAGCAGGTAAACAGGCTCCTGATGGATATAAAGAATATAATTTTAATATTGCTGTGGTAAAAAAGATAGCTAAAATTCTAAGTAGGCATGGTATCAAAGTTGTGATATGCAACCCAGATGACCCAAATAAGGAATATTCATTTACAAAAATAGCATCTATAGCTAATGAGGCTAAAGCCGATATATTTGTATCTGTACATTTTAATGCTATGGGGAATACATGGTCTAAAGTTAGGGGTCTTGAAACATATTACTATAGAACTGGGAAAGATTTAGCAGAGTGTATTCAACAGTTTTTGCTTAAGGGCCAGCCTATGCCAAATAGAGGTGTCAAACAGGCTTCATTTACAGTACTGGTTAAAACAAATATGCCAGCGGCTCTGTGTGAATGTGGATTTATGGACAATAAAGTTGATAGAGCACTTATGGAGTCTGATTCATATAGAACGGAATGTGCTATAGAGATATCGCAAGGTATCCTAAAGTATCTAGGTGTTAAATATATTCCAGAGGGAACAGAAGATTCATGGAAACTTATTCTAAGGAAAGTTTCTGCATGGGCTGATTCTGTATGGATACCTTTTGTTGAAGAACACCCGGAGGTGAATCTTAAAGGGCTAATAACTAAATTATATAGGGGTGGATAGATATGTCTCTTATATATGACTATAAAATAAAACCAAAACTTAATGAGATTGTAAAACTTAGAGCTCAATGTAAGTCTACAGCACATATAGCTAAATATTTAGATGTTGAGGAATATGAATTACAGCTAGAGATACGAGATCAAACTGATCTTTATAATGCATGGTATAAAGGTGAGGCATATTTAATAGAAGAGATAGAGAAAGCTTTATATCGTGCTGCTATAGGTCATGAAGTCCAGGAGAGGGAGACTATAGAAACTACAGATGATGAAGGTAAAGTTACTAGGACAACTAAGACAAAGACTAAATTTGTACAGTCTGTTCCTGCTGCAATAAAGGCTCTAGAAACTATACATGCCCAAAGATGGGCTAATGCTGGAAGAGCTAATAATGAGATAGAAATTATATTACCTAAAGAACTAATAGAATATGCTGAATAGATATTTGACAAATAACTATTAGAATGATAATATTAAATTGTCTAATAAATCAAAGTATATTTTTATTTATCCTTTTTTCTATCTTCGGCCTTCGGGCCTTTTTAATTTTCTGGAAAAAAAGTGCCTCTAGATTATGAGGCTAATTAATAGTATAATGGTTATTTATATTATACACCTTCTCGACATTTTTTGCAATATGTTATATAATGGTAATATAGGGGGATATTGCCATGAAGGTTGCAATGGACTTTAGCCAAACTAGTAATAAACAGGTTTTGTTCTTTAAAGCACATAGCAAATACATTGCCTATGGAGGCGCTAGGGGCGGTGGTAAGTCATGGGCTGCAAGGATGAAGGCTGTTTTATTATGCTTTAGATATAATAATCTACGAGTCTTATTACTAAGACGTACATTCCCAGAATTAGAGGCTAACCATATAATGCCTCTACAGATCATATTAAAAGATGCAGCTCATTATGTAGTTTCTAAAAAGAAGTTCATATTTCCAAATGGTTCATTTATCCAGCTAGGCTATTGCAAAAATGAATATGATTCTATCCAGTACCAGGGCCATGAGTATGATGTCATCATATTTGAAGAGGCCACATTATTCTTAGAGTCTCAGCTTATCTTTATATCTACATGTCTGAGAACTACGAGGCCTGATTTTGTTCCAAGGATATATTATACATGTAATCCTGGTGGCCCATCACATCATTACATCAAGCGGCTGTTCATTGATAAAGCGTACGAAGGTACTGAGAATCCTGATGAATACACTTTTATTCCTGCATCCATATATGACAATAGGGCTTTACTTGATAATGACCCTACGTATATTACAGTTCTGGATAATCTTCCGGATGAACTTAGAAAAGCACATAGAGACGGTGACTGGGATGCTTTATCTGGGCAATATTTCCGAGAATTCAGAAGAAGTTCACATGTTATCGAGCCTTTTGATATTCCTAAAGGCTGGACACGCTATGTTACTTTAGACTATGGCCTTGATATGACTGCGGCTTATTGGATTGCTGTCGATTATGAAGGATATTGCTATTGTTATAAAGAGCTATATGAAAAAGACCTTATAGTCTCGGATGCTGCGGCCAAATTATCTGAGATTTCTAAAGGTGAAAATATAAAGTATTACTATATGCCTCCTGATATAAGGACAAGGAAACAGGATACTGGTAAATCAGGATTGCAATTATTTGCAGAAAATGGTATAATAGGTATAATAACAACGAATGACAGGGAATCTGGTTGGTTATGCCTCAAGGAGCTCCTTAAGCCTTGGGGAAGTCAATTGGTTCCGAGATTACGGTTCTTTAACACATGTAGAAATATAATAAAATGCTTGCCTATGGTTCAAAGGGATATGAAGAATCCAAATGATATCTCTAAAGAGCCACATGATTTGACACATGGCCCGGATTCTCTGAGGTACTTTGCTAGTACCTGGATAAAGAAGCCGGAGCATGATGTTGACCTAACATTATCAGGAACCTATTACATAGGTGAATTGCTGATGAAAGGTTATTCTAAAACTGTTATAAAGCGTATGGCTTTAAGCGGTAAAATTAGTATAATTGGTTAATAAGAATAAAGGAGAGTTCTTATGAAACCAAGTATCTATTTTCTTGATGAACCTGTCGGTTCTGTAAAATCCGAATTTCTAAAACTATGTACAGAAGTTCCAACACCTAAGAATGCATCAGTTATATATACACACAGAACACAAATTCCAGAAGGCTGTGAGCCTAAGCTGGTTATATGTCCATGTACATCTACTAAACATCTAAGCTACAATGGTCCTGTAATCTATCTAAATGACAAAGCCTATCTAAAAGAGCATGTACATTCTACTGCTGAATTTACTATTTGTGCAATGCTAAGTATCTTAAGAGTAAATGAAGACGAACTCTATCACACACGTGTAGGGCTTATTGGTGGTGCTGGAAGAGTAGGGCAACAAGTATGTGAAAAGCTTTATGGGCTGACTAAAGTTGTACCTATGATCTATGATCTCAACACAGTACCAGAATCGCTAAAGGGAAAGTGTGTTCAAACTAATTGGCGGTCTGAACTTTACGAAGAATGTGACCTTATAAGCATTCATTTATCTGAATCAGAACTAACAAAAAACTTCATAAATCTATTTGACTTTAACCTTATGAAAAAACATGGGGTTAAATATCTAATCAACACATCAAGAAGCTCAGTTATAGAACCTAAAGCTCTTTTAGATTCTATAGCAGACTTTAACCATGTGTTTCTTGATGTTACGGAAGATTATCCAGAAGATATTGTAGATAGTCTTAAGCTAATACAGGAGATAACACAAGGAACTAGAGTTCTAATTACACCTCATGCTGCTGGATCTGCTAAGCCATCTAGGTTGGCTACAGACACTTATGTCCTGAATAAATTTAAGGATTGGTTTGATAAAGAGAGTTTTAAAGATAGCTTGGACAAATATCAATTACCTAGAGATTGGATGTGGATATGATGCTAGATAGATGGGCTAAACCTGTAGAAGATGTACCTCCTCAAAATTCTAAATATATGAAACTTAAGATTTTTAGACTTGATGAATATCCACAGCCTGATAATGCTGTAAATGAGTTTATTATAGACCTACAGAAACGGGGTATTCCCAACCAAATGACTACTCTAGAGACTGTAATCTATGTACTCTATGAATGTTCAGGCGGTGATTCAAATTGACAAAGATAATTCTAGATGCCTGCAACAACCATCTAGGTAACCATGACATACTAGTTGCTATGATTAAAGAGGCTAAAAGGCTTAAGGCCGACTATATTAAGTTCCAGTTATTTAACCATGAGAGACTAAGTAGTCTATACCCTAACTATTCTGAGTATAAGAAAGAACTTGAGAAATGCCAGATAGATAGATCAAAACTAGGCTGTATATTTAATACATGCCAGAGTGTAGGTATAACGCCTATGTTTACTATATTCAGTAGTGATAGGGTAACTTTTTTGGAGAAATATGCTAAGGATAATGGGATAAAGCAGTATGCAGTAAAGATAGCTTCTAGCGATATGAGTAACTATGTACTTGTTCAAGAGGTGCTTGATACTTTTGATACTGAACGCTTTATCTCTTGCGGGATGCATACTAAACAGGAAATAGCTGCTGTGAGAAAGCACTATAGCAACCTTGGCATAAACTGGTTATACTGTGTATCTATGTATCCAACACCTAAAGAGTATATAGACTTAAATGAGATGGTTCTGTTTGATGGGTTCTCAGATCATACGAATACTACAGATATGGCTCTAAAAGCTTTATCGCTTGGTATCCAATTTCTTGAGATGCATTTTACACTTGGTAGATCGCTGCCATGTAAGGACTCTATAGTATCTAAAGTGCCTAGTGAGATAGAAAAAATTGTACATTATAGAGACTATCTAGCTTCTATAGATAATTATAAACACAGATTCTTATGAAAGGATGATAAAAATGAGTAACGAAGGGAGAGCGACTGGCTTCCCCAAGACACAGTCGCTGAAAAATATAAAGAAAAATAATAAAGTTTGCATAATTGGTTTTGCTCCCAGTTGGAACCTGGCCCCATTTAAAGACATAGAGGGAGTCGATTTCTGGGGGATAAATGAATTATACATTTATCTAAACCAAATCCAGGTTCCAATTAATAAATTTTCTGCCTGGTTCGAAATCCATGATATCAAAAATTCGCCAAGTAAGCAAGCCCCTAGACACCAAAATTTTCTAAAAACTTTAGAAATTCCATTAATAACACAGCAGTATTGGCCTGAATATCCTACTTCTATAGAATATCCAAGGAAAGAAATAAAAAAGATGACAAATAGAAATTTTATTCTTGATGAAAACCATTCTGGCTTTTCTGACTATTCAAATCAAATTTCGTGGATGATTGCTCTGGCAATATATCTAAAATATAAAGAAATAATGGTATATGGTGTAGATATGGCCCAGACTTCTGAATATGCTTTCCAGAGAGCTTCATGTCAATTTTTCATAGGTCTTGCTGCTGGTAAAGGTATAAAGCTTAAGATACCTAAATCATGTGAGCTTTTAAAGGCTGGATGTGACTATGGATTCCAGTCGGATAATTCAGGTAGATTTGATGCTAAGAAGCGTATAGAAGGCCATAACCAGGCACTACAGCAACTTAGGATAAAGCAGGCTGAAATAAAATATTATCAGCATAGATTAGATGAAGAGCTTATCAAAAAATTAGCAGTTCTGGATGCTCAGATTGATGAAGCTGAAAATGAAATAAGAAGAATAGAAGCTGGGAATCTTGCTAACAATAGTGTCCTGGACTTCTTAAAATCCATGCCTACAAATCCACAAGAAGCATATGGGAAAAGGGATTCTATAGTTAAGCAGACTCAAACATTATTTGACACTAATGTCAATAATATTAAGGCTATAAAATCTAGAGTCATAGAGCTTAAGAAGAAAAAAGATAATGTCCTTAAGGATACAGCTATAAATAAGACACTCCTGGACGACGAGTATGACATAAACAAAGGTGGGGCACATGAACTAAAAGGCCACATCAAGGCTCATGAACATAGTCTAAATAACAATCTGGTGTAGGGGGTGTATTTATGATTGTTTACAAGATAGCTGATAAGAATGGTAATTTTATAAAAACTTTCAGCAAAAGGAAAATATGGACAAAGCTAAATTGGCTAAAAACTGCTATAAACTATCGCCGGAAATATTCAGGTAATCCAGAACTTGAAGATGCTACAGTCATTATATATGAACTAAAAGAGATAGCTAGAAAGTCAGTTAAAGATTATATGAAGGAGGGGTTCTAAATGGACGAGAAAGCTCCTACAATCGATATCCTGGAAGAATTTGATGATGAAGAATTCCAAAAAAAAAGAATACTTATATGGGTCGGAGGAAGGGCAAACTATGGCAGGCTAAAGATGCTAATAGATACGCTTTCTCAGGTACATACTGTAGAGCTTATTATAGGTGATTATGAGGTTCCGAATTACTATGTCATAGCTGGCAGAGTACCTAATTTGATGTATTCTGATAGCTTCTCTAATTCTGCAAGGTCTGTATCGCTTGTTATACAAGGTGTAACCACAATCTTAGAATCTAGAGGCTCTTATGACTTAGCTATTGTACATGCTGATAGATTCGAGAACCTTGGTTTTGCAATAGCTTGTAGTTACTGTGGTATACCGCTTCTTCATACAGAAGGTGGTGAAGAATCTGGGCAGATAGATAACAAGGTTAGAAATGCTATAACTTCTCTAGCTGATTATCACTGTGCAGCTACAGAGTTGGCATACAAGAAACTGATATGCAGAGGCTGTAATGCTATATTTGCAGGTAGCCCAGCTATAGACTATATAAGGGAAATAGGCTATAGAACATGTAAAAGAGACTATGTACTTGCTGTATTTAATCCATCTGATACAGATGATTATACAGAATTCATAGCTGCTATATCAAATATATCTGAGGTTTCACCTGTATTCTGGATACCTCCTGCTAATGACCCAGGTTGGAGAGAGATTGCTAAAGATTTATATAGACTTAATAATATATTTCTTATGGATAAGCTAACTCCTTATGAATATTACGATCTGTTATCCAGAGCTAGAGTTCTTGTGGGCAATACAAGCTCAGGCATTAAGGAAGGCTGTTATCTTGGTATTCCATATGTCTTAGTAGGCGATAGACAGATAGGGCGTGAAGTTGGGCCTAATGTTACCAAGGTTCCATGTAAGCATAGAGATATATTTAATGCTGTAGAAGATATACAGAATGGCTGTAGATATGAGTACAATGGGATGTTTGGCGATGGGCACTCATGTGAAAAGATTCTTAAGTATATAGACAGCGAGGTGTTTGGGGGATGAAAGAATTTTATAAATGTAAAATATGTAAAGCAATTATTTCAATGGAATTTGATTATTATGAAGAGTGTGATTTATGTGGAAAAATAATATGTGAAAAATGCTTTGTCTATGGAAATGGTACTCAATATTGTCTTAAATGTTATGAAAAAAATATTAAAACTAAAAATGAAATAGTAAAAATAAATAATAATTTACCTGCTAAATTAGAAGATTTGTCAAAATTTATATTGGTAGGTAAAGAAAAATTAGTTAGTGTTAAGGCTGAAATAAGAGCAATGAAACACTTAAAAACAGCCAAAGAAGTTTACAAGCAAAAAGAAATTGAAGCGAAGGGTCTCGGAGGTGCGTTGCTATTGGCTAAAGTTCGCATTGGTGAGTTGTTTGATGATATTCCTAAAGGAAGTGGTGGCGACAGAAAAAATGATATTATCAAAATCGACAGCGCTGTCGATTTTGATAATAAGCAAACAAAGCAAGAAAAAGTTAAAGACCTAGGATTTAGCCAAAAGGAATCAGAGAGATTTCAGCAGCTAGCAGCCAATAAAGATATAGTCGAGGAAGTAATTGAAAACAGCGAAGACATACCAACTCAGACAGAATGCCTTAAGAAAATACAAGAAAAGAAAAAAGAACAAAGGAACAAAGAAAGACAGGAAACAATCAAGAATGTAAACCCCATCGAAGGAAAGTACAAAGTAATATATGCTGACCCTCCATGGAGTTATAACGATAAGCATGAATATAACGGAACTACAGGAGCAGAAACACATTACAATACAATGCAATTAGATGATATATGCAATATGCCAATTAAAGATAAGACAGAAGATAATGCAGTTTTATTTCTATGGGGTGTTGTACCCCAGTTAGAGGAAGCTTTACAAGTGATAAAAGCTTGGGGATTTAAATATAAGACTCATTTTGTGTGGGATAAAGTTAAGCATAATATGGGGCATTATTCAAGTGTAAGACATGAATTATTGTTTGTTGCAACTAAAGGGAACTGCACACCTGAGAATATAAAATTGTTTGATAGTGTCCAGGTCATAGAGAAAAGTTCTAAACATAGTGAAAAACCTGAACAATTCAGAGAAATAATTGATACATTGTACCCATCTGGGAACAGAATTGAATTATTTTCTAGAAAAAAAGTAAAAAATTGGGAAAGCTGGGGTGATGAAGTATGACTCCATATTATAAAGAAAAATTAAAAGAAGGTTTAGCTTACCAAGAATTTATAGAAAAAAAATCAGAAGAAAGAGGAATGTATTTGCATAATTATACATCAAGGATTAATCAATATGAAATAGGTGAAAATCCAGAAGGTATAGAGATTAAATTTGATGGGCTTTATTCTAAAACAGGTAATTTATTTATTGAGACTGCTGAGAAGACCAATCCTCAAAACAAGAGATATATGAAATCAGGTATTTTTAGAGGTGATAATTCAACATCATTACTTATTGGCAATTACGATATAGCCTATGTTTTTGCAACTACTACATTAAGACAATTAGCTAAAAGTTCAAGAATTATCGAATCTAAAACAAAAACTAGCTTGGGTTTCTTGATTAAAAAAGATGATATCTCAAAATATTGTACTGGAACTTGGAATTTTAGTATAAAGGAGATGATAGCATGATTTACGCAGTTATACCGTTTCGACAAGGGTCTAAGCGGCTAAAGAACAAGAGTATGCTAAATATATCTGGAATCCCTTTGGTTAGGCACACGATACAACAGGCCCTTTTAGCTACAGACAATATCATAGTAACTACAGATTACCCTATCCCAGAGCTTTCTAAAAAAATACCTGAACTAGATAACCCAAATATAATGTGCCACAAGAGAAACCCTGTTCCAGATAACCAAACAGTAAATGAATATATAACCCAATTAATAGCTGCATATGACATAAAGGAGGACGACTCCATATGTTTATTACAGCCTACATGCCCATGCAGAGAGCCTATGGATATAAGGAATGCAATTACTATGTATTCTACATTGAGAGGAAGCTGTCTTATATCTGTGTATAAGATAGGTTCTGCTGGCAAACTATATAAGTCTAGAGATGGGAAGAAAGGCTCTTCATACACAGGTCTTACGGCAACATTTCAGCATGAGAAACCTTTGTACATAAGGAACTCAAGCATATATATATTTAAGGTTAGGCTGCTACTTACCAGGAATACTATATTTGCTGAGGAAACTTTGTTATATGAAATGCCACTTCACAGGAGTATAGATATTGATACTAAAGGTGAGTTTGACTTAGCTAAACTTATTATCGAAGGGGGGTTGTCTGGATGGTCGCCACATTTATAGTTGGCTTTATACTACTTGCTGAGGCTATATTTATTGTATTCTATGAGCTTAGCTGTAGGATTAGGGATTTGGAGAATAAGATAGATGTTCCTGAAAGGGAAGATAAGCTAAAGGACTATAGAAATGAGAGGGGCTTATTTACTAATAAGAAGAGGTGATTTAGATGGATAGGCTTAGGCAATTAAGATGTAAGCATTGTAATAGGTTGCTCTTGAACGAATTATCTGGGGGCCTTGGTTTCGACAATAGCACTAATATGCTAAGTCTTGTTCCTAAAGATGATGATATAGTTCTAGAAATTAGGTGCCCACGGTGTAAGAAGTACTATGTGCTTTTCCAGTTAGGAGGTGTTAGTTACTATGAGCATGGCTACGAGCGAAGAGATCAAGAGATGGAGAGACCAAAAGGAATATACTAGAGACAATTTCATGACAGATGAAGAGAAGATGTATATAAATAACTGTATAACCCTATTAATGCATACAGTTAGCATATATGCTGAGGAATTTGATAAGCTTGAGACAATAGAGGAATTTTATGGCAACTCATATGATGATGAAAAAGATATGCCAAATTCTAAAATGAACCTACTTAACTCAGCTATTGAGGGTATGGTTAGCCAACTAGTAGATAAAAATTTACAGACTAGTGTAAAAGGTGTAGGCCCAGAAGATGAACAGTTTGCTGCTGTCGTAAGGACTGGGGCTAATTGGATAATTAGAAATAATGATATGTTCAAGAAACTTAGCCTATATGCTAGAAGATACGTAAAATTTGGCTATGCATGGATAAAGCCTGTCTTTGACCCTTCATATGCTGGTGACTTTGGTATTTCTAAGATAATGATTCCTCCTATAAATAGTGTGTTTGTAGATACTAATGTCACAGATGTCACAAGGCTAGAGGAGGCTTCGTTTATAGCTGAGACCATCCTGGTTGATAGACGCTATGTTATAGAGAACTATGGTCTTGATAAGGCATCAGCTCTGGATTATGGACAGAATGAGTTTAGAGATAATGGAGTATTCAAGTCTAAATTTACACCACAGGCCCAGGATGATTCTATAGTTATAATTCAATGGTGGTCTAAAGCAGAGGGGAAACTTAGGCTACAGGAATTCTCTAGTTGTGGTGTCCTGCTTTTTGATTCTCATAAACCTGGGGATAGGAAAACTAACCAGAAAGATTCGGGTATAAAGAGAAAGTCTTTCTATAAATATGTAGGAGATAAGTATCCATATTTCTTAGATGTTAAGTATTCTGTAGAAGGTATGCTGCTTGGCTTTGGCGATGGATGGTTACTTATACCATTACAGAAAGCTATAAATGAGCTGTATGACAAAATAAGGATACAGATGCGTCCACATTTAATAGCTGTGGATAACATGAGTGATATAGACATTGAGAGCTTTGATGAAAACTCATTTGAACCTGTATATTTCGATGGTGCTCAGGTAAGTGGCCGTGACCCTGTTAAATATATACCTTGGGGGACTATAACTAATGATATGTTTCAGCTTATAGATATGATACATCTAGAGGCCCAGAGGGTTATAAGGTTCTCGAACACTATGATAGGGCAGGGCCAGGCTGAGACTGCTACAGAAGCAGCAATTCAGCAGCAACAAGGTAACTCGCATATAGATCATGAGAAGACTAAGCTTGAGCATACTATGGCTGATGTAATTAAGTATTGTATAGGAATGATGATGGAATTATCTAAATCTGGAAAATCTCTAAGGATAAATAATGATAAAGATGAATATGAGTGGGTAGACTTTAGACAATTTGCTAAGGTTCCTGTTCAGATTCCTGCGACTGCTGAGTATACTAAGCAATATACTACAGCTAACCCAGGAGTTGAGCCACCTAAATATCAAACAGTTGAAGAAAATGGTAAAACAATAACCAAGTGTATAGAGCTTGATCTCGATATATCTGTAGGTTCTGGACTTCCTAAGAATCCAGCGTTTCTATGGACTATGATAGAAAAGCTAGCACAGCTTATGGTTATAGATACTGATGAACAACAGCCTGTTCCTAAGCCTGCTATAAACTGGGCAGAGATTAGAGACTTTATGAAAAATATTCTTGGTATACCTATTAAAGATGATGACCAGATGAAAAAGTTTGTAGAGACTATGAACAAGCTTAAGGTTCAACAGATGCAAAAGGTTAAAGGTGCTGGGTCTATTACGCCTAACCAGAATATAGCCCCTGGGCCTGGAGGTATGGGTGGAAATCAGCCAGAAGAGCAGCCAGGGACTCAGAATCTAACTGCTGGTGGAGGTATGCAGCAATCTATGCAGCAGGAAACTATGGGCCAGAGCGGAGGAATGCCAAATGGCTAATGACAGACAGCATAACAATTTAATAAAGATTCTATTTGACGGGTCTAAGCATCTTAAGCATGTCTTAAGTGATGAAGAGATACGGAATATGACAATGATAGAAGCTAGATTCCCGTTGACTAAGCTGCCTGTCTGCGGACACTGCGAGGCTTTAGGGCTGTGGACTAAAGATGCTATAACTCTAAAGCCTGTGGGATACTGTAAAAAGTGCGGAACATATACTAAAAAACCTATGACATATAGCTCTTATCTAGCTTCTGGATATGATATAGACAGGACTGGAGATTCATTCAGGCGTATGGCTATTGTAGATAAGGAGTGTGAAGAATACAAAAGGAGAGTGTATTTACCAGACTTTAATAGATTGGAGGAGATGTGTAAATGACCAGAGAAGATTTCGAGGAAATAAACGGGAAAACTGAGCAGCTAAATAATCTGTATATGAATAACACAACTAAGAAGATCATAATAACAGAGCTTGAATGGCTAGATAGCTATCCATATAAGACAACCAAGCTAGATGGCCTTGTAACACCTTTATCTTTAGGTATAACAGATAGGTATTTTGGAGGCCAGGCAAATAAAGCTGCTAAAGTAAAAGATAAGCCTTTCTATATTCTAGCCAATAACCAAGGGATAACTATAGGCCTGCTTATTAAGAATGATGATTTACCAAAGCTTAGCTATAATGAGCTACAGAAACTAGCTGCTAAGTACAAACTTAAATGTGGCAAGAATGCTAAAAAGGAAGATATCATTGCCGAACTATTGACAAATTAGTAAAAATATGTTAAAATAGGAGCATGATGGTAATGTCCATTTCTACTCCTATTCCAGGGGAGGTTAATAACATGGGTGAACAAACTAACACAAATCCTACACCCGAAACTCAAGAAGCTCAGACAACAACAACTGAAAATACAGAGAACCTAGAAACTCAAGAAACAGAAACTCAGGAAACTCAGCAAACTGAAACTCAGGAAACTCAGCAAACTGAAACTCCTGGAACTGTGCCATTAGCTACTTTTTTAGAAGTTAAAAACAACTTAAGAAGTTTAAAAGCTAAGATGGCAGATATTGAAGATTCTAAATATTCTGATGAACTTAGAAGTCAGAAAGAGAGAGTCTATAACAAATGGATTGATAATGGGTTTGATGAGGACACTGCCAAAGCCATATCCGAAGAGATAGCAGGAGTCTATGAAGAGCTTGGAAAAGCCAAGAAAACTCAAGGTGATCTATTTATTTCTGAACAGATAGATGAATTATCGACGGATGATTTCTACTCTGATATCAAGAAATATGAAGGTCAGATCAAGTCCAAAATTAAGCAATTCAAAAAAGCTGGCGAACAAATCTCTGTAGAGGATGCCTATGTTTTGATTGCTGGGCCTAAAACAAAGATGCGTGAAGACAGGATAAGGAATGAGGCTATTAAGTCCACATCATCTCAAGGTACTGGTAACACTAATGTTGCTACTGCATCAGGCTCAAAAATGCAAAATTCATACAAGTTAGATGCTAACGACAAAAAGGCTTTAGCCGAACTTAAGAAAATGCAACCAAGCTTTAATTGGGATGAAAAGAAATATTACGAGTCAATGGTAAAAGATCGTAACTAAGGGGACAAAACTCCCCTTAGACAGAGGGGAGGAAAAACATGCCTGCCAATAATTTTAATTTCAGAAATAAAAAAGGAACTATGATTCCTATGTATGTCGGTACAACTGACGAAGTTTATTCTAGCGATATAGGAAGAATAGTTTTCAGAGCAACTACAGTTAATCAAGTTAGCTTATGCTGTACTGATTCAGATGGATTGTCAACAACTCCTATTGCTGGGTTTATTGCTGCTGTTCCTACAGCTACAACCAGAGGAACAACAACTCCTGCTGTGCCTATTTATATATATAAATTAGACCCACAGTTAGAGTTAGAGGCTAAATATACTACAGCTAATGGTGGTGGACATCCTGCTTCGTCTGACTTAGGAAAGTATATAGGTTTCTATATCTCAACTACTACAGTTACAGGGCTACAGCTTGATATGACTTATTGTTCTCAAAATCCTGGTACATCAAATGCTTTATGGTTCCAGATTTCAGGTTACAGTACCAATAGGAGAATAGTTTATGGATATCCTGTTGCTGCTAGTTCATGTCTCTGGTTATAAGAAAGGGGGATAATTATGGCTTATATGATGACTGCGGATATTTCCAGGATGTTGCTTGCTGGACAGAAGGAAATATTCATGAGAAATATGGAATCTTATCCTATTGAGTATCCCGGTTTCACAACCAGAAAAGACAGTAACAAGCAGGCTGAGACTTATGATTCTATGGGAAACTTGAAAGCTGCCGCTCTAAAAGTTGAGGCAGATAAGATTACATATGGTAAGGTTACACAGGCTTACCAGACTACAATTACTAACTACACCTGGGCAAACGGTTTTGAGGTAACAATGGAGGCTTCAAAATATGACCTCTACGGTGCTGTCAACTCCGTGAAAGCCAAAGAGCTTGCAAGGACAATGAGAGAGCTTGAGGAAACTAATGCTATATACTATGTAGATAATGCTACATCAGTAAACTTAGCTGATGGGGTTCCTTTGGGTTCAAATTCTCATCCACTTGTAGATTCAGATGCTCTTAATGATACGCTTGCTACAAGCTCTACAATTGAAGACCCTGATAACCACAAAACTATGATTAACATGTTCTATGCATTCAAGAACCATGCCGGAGGCCCAATGAAAGCTACACCTAGGAAGGCTTTGACTCATTTCGTTAATCAGTTAACTGTTGAGGAAGTATATGGGTCTATGAATAAGCCACAGGAAATGTCAAACACAAAAAATGTACTTCCAAAATTACAATGGACATATTCTACTTATATGTCGTCTCAAACTGCTTGGATGATGTGGGATACAAGCTTTGAGCACATTATAATGCAATGGTTTGAAGGTACAAGCTTCGACGCTGATACTGACAAAATTTACACAAAGAACATGTACTTCAATGCTATAGCAATGTATGGCATTGGTTGTCTTCCAAATATAGGCATCGTATACAATGCTGGTGCATAAGAAAGGAGTGGAATTGAATGCCTAAAAATGTTATCGGAACTACTTTATCAACAAGTTTCCACGGCAGTACAGATTATCCAATCTTTGCGCCTGCTGGATGGTGTTACTTAAGGCAACAGGTAGAGGCTCATGCATGGACTTCTGATGGGCTTGACCCATCTACAGCATCATGTTATGGAGTTAGTTATATAACTGGTACATATGGTACAGATGGTGGGGCATGCCCTTTGACAGTAGCTGCTCCAAAACCAGGATGTATAAAGACAGTTGTTTTAGATACAACTAAGACTTCTACAGATTTACCATACATTGATTTAACTACAGCTTGTGGCTTATTAAGTGCTGGTTCGTCTGGATATAACTTTATCAACTTTAGTTCTCTTGCATCAGATGTCCAGAGTGTAACGCTTATAGGTTTAACTACAGCTTATTGGGGACTATTGGCAATTGCTGGTTCTACATTGTTCTGGCAGAATGCTGCTGGCATCAGATCATCTACAACACCTAGTTCATAAGGGAGGCCCTACGGGGCCTTTATTACTATTAGGAGGCTGAAATGAAAAGTAAAATATTAAGGCGTAATGTATCAAATACTATAAAAATACAAAAGTTTAAGAAATATGCCCTTGACTATATAAAAGATGCATATAAATCTTGTGTTCTATTTTTTAGTTATTTTCAGATTAGCGGGAAATATAGAGGCAAATGCTGCCGAATTATAAGGGGCTCTGATTATACTGCAAAAGATATATATTTTGTAGCTGGGTACATTGATTATAAAGCTGTTGAATCTTTTTGTTCTGGCACAACTGGGAAAGTTATCATTATTTATAATCAGAGTAAAGTTTCAGGTGCTCAAAATGCTATACAAACTACATATAATAATATGCCTATAATTTATGAAAGTGGAGCATTTTTGAGTGATGGATTTAAGTTTGTAGCTGCTGATAATAGATACATGAGTGTTGTTGATTATGCAGGGATACAATTAATAGAACCACCAATAACTATATATATGAATTTTTATCATGGTGATAATGGATATGTATTTGCTAAAAGAGATGGAGCAATTAGACAATATGGAGAAGCTTCATTTGGATTAGAAAATTATTCATATTGGTATGATTCAACAAATAGAATATTAGCTAGAAATTCAAATCCAGAAAAATTTATGTCTTGTTGGCAAAATAAAACAGCTAATGGATTTATACAAAAGAATTCAGGATTAATTACTAATATAACAACAATTTCAGATACCTTAACAAATGTGTCTGTATTTACATTAGGTGCTGGCGGTGGATTATATTTTGGTGGAAACATTAAGACACTAGCAATATTCAACTCAGACCAATATAACAACTATACTGAATTAGCAGCATTAATATAAAAAAGGAGGAATTTTTATGAAAGCTTTATACACAGGTACAGATGAGAATAATGCCCAAACAAGGGCCCAGGAACAATTAGATATAGTAAATGAAAATTTACATCAATACAACCCTGATATTAACTGGGATACGTTAAGAAGGTTAACAGCTAACCCAGAGATTGAAGAGGTTACATATTATTGGATGTTTGAAAAACCTGCACCAAATATAGAAGATGGTTATAGTGCTGACTTAGAAGCATCATATGACCCTAATTGGTTTATACCAGAAGAACTGTAAACATTCAAAATGAAGATATTAGGAGGTGAGAGAATGTATTCTAGAGATGTCTTTAAGAAGATAATTGCTATAGTCCCTGAAACTATTGCTTCTACGGCAACATCTACAGATTACAAGGCTGGGCTTATATCGTCTACAAGGCTCAGGACGCTAAATGGCTCAAGTTCTAGATATTGGGGGGCTAATTTTTCTGTAACTATTGAAGCTACTACAGGAGCTATATATATATTACCGAGTGAGGACGCTGAGCCTACAAGTACTAATGCATTCAAGCTTCATGAAGGAAACAGTATTGATTTAAGAGTAACTGATTTCTTATCAGTAAAAGGTGACTCAACAACTGCCCAACTACAAGCAATAGTCTGGGAATAGGGGGTGTATTTATGAGTGAATGGTATTTATTTACTGGTGCGGCATCAAGCGATGCATTAGCTACAGCATCTAGTTTTCTCGGAATAGTAAATAGCAACTTTAGAAAATATAACTCTGATGCTGATTGGATGATAGAACCTATATCTCTTGATACTACAGCTACAGCTTCAAGAACGATAGGGACAACTGTTATGTATTATGGAATGCCATCTCCGCCAACTTATTTGTTAACTAATACTTCTAATTCTACATATGCTGCGGCTACAAGTTGGAGCATAGCATGGTTTTCTACCCAGACAATACTTGACTTCTTACTTAAGGAGGCTAAATTATGGGGAAAACTATAGCAACTATTATCTCATGGGCTGATGAAGTAATTCCGAATAAGCTATCTTCAACATCCAAAATAGCATTTTTGTCTGATTTGCTTGGAGATGGTAATTTTAGGAAATACAATGATGAAGAACTCCAGTACGATTTCTATGTGTCTACACATACAGCTGAGTATGATATGCCAAGGGGGATAAAGATTGCTGATCTTACATATGTAGGTATATCTGCAACTACATATAATACTACAAACCAAATACGCTCTACTACTCCATTTACAGAATACAGGTATGTAGGTATAGATGATGAGGGTATAGGATACACAGCTTATACATCAAAGTTGGCTTTTGTTCCAAAGCCTTCTGGTAAGTATCATGCAACGCTTAAGTATAGGCCATATTATGGGCCTTATACAGCATCTTCGGATACTACGACAATAATTGTAGCTAATAACAACTTAATAAACTATCTACAATATAAGCTTTCAGCTATGATATGCCAGGCTATGGCGTTCCCAAGGATTGATTTAGCAAATAACTTTGAGCTTTCTGCTGAGTATGAACTTATGAAAGCAAGAACTCAATACTATAAATATAAGAGAATCACAGGTAAGAAACATCTTAGTTATAAAAGGTGGTGGGATTAATGCCTATATGGGATGAAATTCAGTATAAAAAAACTATGTTATCTGTAGCCTTTGGAAAAGGTATTAATACCTATAATGACCCTTTAGATTTAGCAAATGACGAGCTTACAGATTCTTTAAATATGTGTGCTGATGACTTCCCAATAATTAGAACCAGGAACGATAGAACAAGGATAACATTACCAGAGACAACACAAGCTATCTGGGGAATAGGAGCTAGAGGTAATAGCCAGATACATGTATTAAATGGGAATACGTGGCAATATGGAGTATCTACAGGAACAGCGTGGACTGAGCTTACTACAGAAATAACTGCTGGGGCTTATGCTTCTTTTGTAGAGTTTAATACACAATCTACTAAGTTTACTATTTTAGCATATTCTACAGGAGTTGTTTATAATTCCTACTGGGATGGGACTGCTGTTTCTACATTTGCCGATGCCAACGCTCCAAGGTCTAATTTATATACGGCACACAGGTATAGGGTATATGGGATAGAGAATGACAAGAGAACATTAAAATATTCAGCTCAAGGTGCTATAACTGACTGGACAACTGCTGGGGATGCTGGATATATAGATATAACAAATGCTAACGGGCCAGTTACAGCTATCACTACTTATGCAGATCATCCTATTATATGGACTGATAATTCCATGCATGAGTTATATGGAACAGGGCCAGATAACTACGAGTTAGTTAATATAAGCCATAGGATAGGCTGTGTTACTCAATTTGCTTTCTGCGAATGTGATAATAAGCTATTTTGGTTAGACTACAATGGTATATATGTCTATACTGGCGGACTCCCATCACAAATAGCATATAAGGCATCAGGATTAATAGAAGGCATAAACTGGGTTTATAAGCATCTTATTAGAGCCGGGTCTGTAGGAGATAAGGCCTATTTTGCTATACCATACAAGTCTACAGCAAACAACAGGATTATAGTTATAGATGTAATAGAGGGAAAGGGCCAGCCTACACATACTATAAATCTGGAAGATGGAAATTGGGTAGGCTATGTTAATAATAATGAAGCCCTATTTGGAATAGAAAACAATGGATTTATATATAACATGCACAGTACCAGGAAAGAGGGAGTAGACGGTTCTACAACTGTTGGTTCTACAGCTATTTCGTGGTCTATGGAAACTAAGCCTATAACTGATGAACTTATAGTAGAGTCCGCTGTAAGGGATATATGGGTACAGCATTCAGGAACTACAGATGCTACTATGGAACTTGGATTTACTACTAATAGCAATAGTACTACATATACTCAGATGGCAGCTACTACAGATTTTACACATGTTGATTTCGCCATAAGGAAACAGTTATTTCCTACATCTACACAGCTTCAAGGTATGCCATTTATGAAGTTCCAGTTTAAAGGTACAGGACACAAGAAAATATCTGGATTCCAGATAAATTTAATTTCATATGGAGGTATAAAATGATTAAGAATTTAGGTGGGTTTACAGGCGGTAAGAACTTTAGGTCAAAGAGTGAGCTAAAGCGTAAAGCTATACAGAAGAAAGATATCCCAGGCTCTACAACTGGTGATGTGAATGGAAGCTACAGTCCTCCACATACTAAAAGGGCTGCTAAAGGCGGTGGTATGAATGCCATTAGAAAAATCAGAAAAGGTAAACTTAAGACCTAAGCTTATTAGGAAACCTATAAAAATAAAAACTAAGCCTAAAAGAGAAGAATTACCAACCCAGCCACATAGAAGGCCGGAGGTGCAAAATGGCTGATTTAGTAAATAACCTATATGAATTTAGCGATGATACAATGCAAAGGCTAATGAAAGACCTAAATTACATGTTTACCCATCTTGATGAGAGGAATGTAAAGAGGCTTTATACTGAATATTGTAATATCCAGAGTGAAGATGGTGAAACTATAATAACTGGGCCTTTATTAACTATGCGTGCTGAGGATTCAACAACTATAAGACTTAAAATGGGTTGGGATGAAGCTGGCTCTGAGTTTCTATTTACACTTTATAGTTCTGATAATGTAGAAGCTATAAAGCTTAATTCTGCTGGAAAAGCTGAATTTAGAGGAAATATGAATACAGATCAGGATATATATGTAGGTAATAGAATATTTCTAGGCTGGTCTGGGTCTACGCTAATACCTACAGCAACATTGTCAACAAGAGCTATGTATATTATGGAACCAGACACTACGAAATATATGGCTGCTATATATAGTACTAATGTTTCAGCTACTACAGATCAATTCTATGAATTTGAAATGGAATCGTCAGCTCCTATGAATATAACTGCATTAGAACGAATGAGAATATATATGTATGCTGGGTATGATGGTGTAAGTACAGCTAGTATTAATAGTACTGATTATATAGATATGGCTGCTTGGAATAATAGAATGTTTATACAATCATATCCTACCACAGCTAAAGGCTTAATGCTTGGATGGGATGGAGCACAAGTATTTATAGGCATGTTAGATGATTGGGACTGTAAAGTAGTTAAGGTGGCTAACCTAGAAAAAGATTATGCCGATAGACTTAAGTATTTCTATATGCATAATGTCAGAGCAGCCCCATTATTAACAACATCAGCCGATTTGATTACAAATTGTCATTTAGTATCAAGCACACAATATATAGCAAGTACTATAGGAGTTAGGTTATATCCATTAACTACAACGATATCTTATTGCCAGGCTGACTATAATTTAGCTACACCACTAGATTTTGAAAATTTTAATGATGGTACAGCAATGACCAGTGATGACAAATTAGTAATGATAGTTTATGTATCCTCAACTTCTATAATTGGGGAAAATGAAGACAAAGTTTATTTCAGATGTGGCAATTCATCAGACGTAGGATGGAGTTTCGTAACCTCTAATATAAACTTTGTCTCAGGGTGGAATTTTATAATACAGCCTTATTCACCAGATAGTATAGAAGGAGTCCCTGTAATGTCAGCAGTTACCTGGGCAAGATATGGGTTTCATGGTGGCAATACTACAACTGCCTATGTAATTATAGATTATGTAGGTGTCATTAGAGCTAATAGCACAGATGCTACAGTTTCTAACCCATTTGTTAGAAATTATAATTCTACAGAATATAACCAATGGGAGTCATATGCTGGCGCTGTAATGCTTGAAAATGCTGGGAAGCCTGCAATAGTACCTATTAATATAGATACTTATTGGGAGTATGACACATATATAGATGGGCCTGTCCAGGATTTCGAGTTTGAATTAGATTCATTTACCATAGCAAGCAATTATATGCCTACAGTATCAGCATATATTGATGCAGATAATTATGTATTTGCTAGGGTAAGCTCAGGAACTCTTAGATTATCTGGGAAAGTTATAGGGTCTACATTTGGAAGGACTATTAATTGTGATGCATTTTCAAGTTTTAAGAATTCAAAAATTAAGTTAAAAAGGCAATTAGCTACATGGACAGCAAGTTTTGAAGTAACTACAGATCCAATGACATATAGAGAAATTGCTATGTATAATGGCCCAGGTTCAAATTGGAGTCAATATGCATGGATATATATAGGCCATGAGGATTGGGATATAGGTTCAAGAATAACAGGGATGAAACTTAAATCCTATACAGTCTAGGAGGTGATAGCGTGCCAACATATCAAGAAATACTTAGTAATTTAAACCAAGGACTAGCATCTCAGAACTTTAGCCAATATGCAAGTGGATATGGAGTTCCAGTTACATATAATCAGGATGTCAATAGACTTTTAGTTGGCGGTAACCCTGTAGACATTGAAAACTCTGGGCTACAGGTTCAAAATGGGCAGCTTATCGGTTCTGAAACAGCATATCAGCAGCTATTAGCTCCGTTTCTAGAGAAACAAACAGGAGAGGTGCTGCAAACCAAGGCATATGAAACTCCTGAATATATAAAGCAATTCATAAAAGATATGGCACAACAGCAATTAGCCCCATGGAACTATAATATTGATGAAGACCCTAGTGTTCAGGCAGCTAGAGCACAGCTTGAGCAATCTATGTCTGAATTAGCTGGGAAACGTGGGTTTTTATATGGTACAGCTCAACAGGATATAGTACAACAGGAGTTTTCCAAAATAGCCCCATATTTTGAGGAAGTTGCATACCAGAAGAATAAAGACTTCTTAAGTAGACAAATGGAGCTTGCGGGAGTTGTCATGCAATGGGATGATATGCAGGCACAAAGAAAAATGAAAGAAGCTGAACTCATCCAGATGAAAGCTGATTTCATGATGCAGCTCAGTGCTAGAGATTTAGAGATATTTAAAGTTCTTCTATCTAATAGACGGTTTGAGATGGAATTAGCTCTAGATCAACAGAAATTTGATATGGAGAAAAAAGAAGCAGATATAGAAAAAGCTTGGAGATCAGTAAATGAATTGGGCTATGCGAATAATGAAACAGCTCAGATACTTGGCATTAAACCAGGTACAGAAGCGGGCTGGGTAAAGAAAATGATAGCTCAACATCAAATGGAAATGTCAACTATGGCAGAGCAGCATAAATATGATCTTAAGATGCTCCAGGTTAATAAGAAAATAGAAATGGACTTATTAAAAGAACAGGATAGAGTAAATACAGCTTCACAACTGAGATTAATGGAGATTGAATACGGTTATAATGTATCATTAGAAAATTTAAAAGAGAAAAATAAAAGAGAATATGAAGCTAAACTAAAGGCAGAGGCAGAGGCTAAAGCTAAACAGGCAGAATTAGAAGCTAAAGCAGAGGCAGAATCTAAAGCTGCTGAGGCAGCTAGGCTAGATTCAGAAGATAGAATGTATAATATGGCAAAAAATGCTATGAAAGGGGTATATGGGACTTATCCATCGGCAGCTAACAAAGCTGGAGCAACTCAGCTTCTATATAATCTGTATAAAAATGGTGAGATAAGCAATCCTGTGTACAACAGGCTTATATATGAATATAGACTCCCAGATTATACGCCTTCTCCTATAGGATATGACTGGGGTACAGGTGAACAGATGTATTATAATGGTGCTGAAACAGTTAGTGCTACAGACTACGCAAGCCAAATGAAAGCTTTAGGATACTAAGGGGGGTGTATTTATGGCATCAAGCTTGCAGGAACTAATAACACAGCTTACCGAAACTGAGGGGATGAATACACAACCTACAGAGTCTTTATTAGCTGCATTGGATGCAACTCAGAATAGCCCTTATAAATTCGGTGATTGGGCACAGCAGCAAGGATATACATACGAATATAGTTCTGCTAATGATATACATAAGATAAATAATATAGAGCTTGGTTCTGATGTTAGCTCAAGTTTAAAAGAGGGCTATGGGACAGAACAAACATATAAAAATATTATAGAAAAATATAATCAGATGGCAGCAGACCAACAGAAAGTTTTACAGGAAGCTGCACAACCTACAGCTACTCAACCAACCGCTACTACAGAGACACAGACTACCCCAGAAGAGGGGGAATATGTATCTCCATATCAAGAGCAGATACAGTCTTTGCTAGACCAGTTACAGAATATAACGCCATACCAGACACCGGAAGAACTAGAACAATATCTTCTTAACCTATTGAACTCGGCTAACCAGCCTTTTACATATGACCCTACTCAGGATGCAGCTCTAAAGATTGCACAGCAAGAAGCGCAAAGACAAGTGAGAGAGGGACAAGGAACTAAAGGAGTTTTATATAGTTCAGCTACTATATCTAATATAGCTAAAGCCGAAGGTGCTCTAGTCCCAGAATATGAGCTTAAATCATATCAAAGGTTTGCAGACGAGAAGAATAGGCAGATACAGATGATGACAACTCTAATGCAGTGGGATGAGCTACAGGCTAATAGATATTATGACCAGGTTCAACTTATACAGACTAAGTTTGACTATATCATGAACCTAGACCAGTTAGGCTTTGAAAAGTTCCAGGTAATGTTAGAACAAAGACAATTCCAGAAAGAGTATGAATTAGAACTACAGCAACTACAGTTACAACAGCAAATTCAAGACATAGAAGAACAATACAAAAGAGTTGATGCATTAGGATATGTAGATAATAAAGCTTCTGTAATACTTGGAATAGATGTAGGAACTAAAGCTCAATGGGTTAAAGAACTTGAATTACAGCAACAGCAAGAGTTTGAAAGAATAAAGAAAGAATATGAAAATTCTAAAAAGCTTCAAACAGAACAGGCTAAAATAGACAAAGCTTTAATAGCTTATAAAAACAGTCTGGAAGAAGCAACTAACAAAAAGTTAATGCAGGAACAATATAAACTGGACAAAAAGCTTCTTGAAGAACAACATAGACTAGAAATGGGTGGAGCTACAGGTTCAGGTGCAGGTGTTGTTTCAGTTGCTAAGTCAAACCTTGGCATTAAATATGTTTATGGTGGAACCTCAGTAACTAAAGGGATGGATTGTTCAGCATTCACACAATATGTAATGAAGCAAAACGGCATATCTATTGCAAGGACATCAGCCGATCAAGCTAAAGGAGGAACAAAAGTTTCATGGAACAACTTGCAACCTGGTGATTTAGTATTCTTCAACACTATATCAGGAAACGGCAAGAGCGTAGACCATGTTGGGATTTATATAGGCAATGGTAAAATGATTCATTCATCTTCAAGCAATGGGAAAACTGTAGAAGTAAATATGAACACAAGCTACTGGAAAGGTATATTTACTACAGCTAAGAGATATACTAAGACATCGGGAGCAACAAGTTCTGGAACAGGTAGTTCTAGCGGACATAATAGTTCAGAATATAGTACTAGGGCTATACAGTATGCATTAACTAAAGCTGGATACAGCCTTGATATTGATGGAAGCTATGGCCCAGCAACAACAGCAGCAGTTAAAGCATTCCAGAAAAAATATGGGCTTACAGTAGACGGTAATGTAGGGCCTAAAACACAGGCTAAGATGGAATCGCTCAAGTTATTTGGGACAAATTATTAAAACTTGGGACAAATTACTATATACTGGGACAAATTATCAGAAATAAGGGGGTGTATTTATGGCATGGTATGACTTATTCGAATATGAAAATTCAGCAGATACATATATTAGGTTTGAGGAACAGAGAAGAAAAGATGCAGAAAAACAGCAGAGAATTAAAGACTATAGAAACCAATATGGCCTTGATGAATATATACGGGGTGGAAGCTATGGCTCGCAGGAACAGCCTACGTATGGTGTAGATTCTATGAAGACTAGAGATGAATACACTTATAATAAAGAAACATTTTTCAAGAATCTTAAAGAACCAGACTTTAGCAAGACAGAGAAAATAAAAACAGAAAAGCCTAAAGCCTCTTTTGGTACACATCTAATGATTATGCAGGCTACTCCACTCCCTAAGCCAATGAAGGTATACAAGTATAAGACAATAAATATTGAAGATGGAGCCGAAGTTATTACTCCTCAAAAAGAAATAGAAGTTTGTGGCGAAAATGAACATAATTTCTATTATCTTACAAAGGATGGAGTAAAAAGTGTTGCTAAAAATGAGTGTTCATTACAGAAGATAGACCCAGATCAGCTAAAAGAAATGTACCAAACACAGATGAATAAGTTAGCTAAGAAAATTGTACAGTCAGATATAGGTAAGGCTGTATTTAAACCAGCCCCAGAGAAGACTAATATGCAAAAAACAAAAGAAGCTATAAACTGGGCAGGTAAACAGGCATCAGAAGCAGGAATGACAGCATTAGCAGCAGCAGGCGAAAAACTTATGGCCCCTTTCACCTGGGTTAGTGACAGGCTTATAGAATCAGGTGGTAAGACTACTTACGCTACAGACAAAGAATATTATGAACCTGTAGAGATACAGCTTAAAAATGGGGTTCCTGATAAAGAAGCTCTTAAAAAAATAGATAAAAAAACTAAAATGGTTGAAAAAATTACACCTTGGAAAAGAACTAAGATGCTATTTGGCAGTATTGTAGAACTTATAGAAAAATCAACAGAAGGTTATGGATCATTTACTACGGCCGGGAAAATGGAAAAGTTCGGAAGAAAGAAAGAAGGAAAGCCACTAAAAGATGAACCATACAAAAGAGAATATAATTATCCACCTGGATTTAGCAAGGAAACAGATGCTCTAATGCAAGGCAAAAGTAAAGAAGAAGTTGCAGCAGCAAGAGAAGAAGATAGTAAAAGATTTATAAACGCTGTCCTAGACAGACCTTTAGATACTAAACTTGATAAATCTGAAACCGTTGGTAGAGTTGCTGGTGAAATGGGAGCTTTAGTTGCTGAAATAATGATAGCGCATAAGATAACAAGTGGCTCAAGTGCAAAAGGTATCATGAAAAGACTTTTAGATGCTGGTACATCTGGAAGTATAATAGGGTTCATGGATAAGCTTAGAGAACGTGATGCCGAGGTAGTAGATACAATAAGAAATATGGCTAAAGAATCAGCATTTTTCTTTGCTGGTGGTGAAGCGTCTGAAAAATTAGGCGGCTTAGTAAAAGGGAAGTCGCTAGGTAAAAAACTTTTAAAAGGTGGCTTGGAATCTGTTGGATTTGGTGCAGGTGGAACATTAGGAAGCTGGCCTTTTAAAGACGAGGATGAAAGAAAACTGGGGAACTCGGTTAAAGAAATGGCATTTATGATAGGAGTTGATGTAGGACTTAAGATTCTAACTCGTGGGCCTGGAGCTATAAGTAAAGCTTTAGTAGAAAAACTTACTAAAGAAGCTGAGGAGAAAATAGAAACTAAGGCTACAGAAACTTTGGCCCAAAAACTAGAATCTAAAGCAGCAGCAACAAAGAGCAGTAGAGTAATGACAGCTGAGGAAGCTAAAGCATCTAAAATTTTTGCTAAAACAGGAGTCGAAGAAACAGCTACTAAAAGAATTGCTAAAAAAGCTGAGGAGAAAATAGAAACTAAGGCTACAGAAACTTTAGCTAAAAAACTAGAATCTAAAGCAGCAGCAACAAAGAGCAGTAGAGTAATGACACCAGGTGAAGTAAAGAAAGCTGGGCTTGTGTCCAAGACAGGGGTTAAAAGAGCTGACCTATATCCTAAGAAGCTAGAGCCAAAAGCTAAGGCTGAAAAGTCGATACGGACAGAATCACAGAAGAAAAGAATATCAAAGGTTATAGAATCTAAAGAATCTAAAGCTCTGTCACGGACAGAGTTTGAAAAGAAATATAAACTTGATACTCCAATTAAAAAAATACCAGTTAAAGAAAGAGCAGCCGAAGCAAATAAAAGATATAAAAAATTAGTAAATGATATAGGTGGGAAAATAGTTAAGAGAGAGGGTACAAAAGATATCAAACAAATATTTGAAAGCTATGATAAGAAATACAAGCTCACAGGTGAAGGGCAGAAAGTAAATATTAAATACACTCTTTCTGGGGATAGCCGGTATGCACGCCTTGAAACTAGAGGCAAGACAACTAATATCCTACTTAATCCTGAGAAATCCATATATGAACAGGTAGCTGGGTTAAGACATGAGATAGAGCACATGCTTGACAAGAGAGCTGGATATACGAAGGTAACTAAGAAGGTAACAGGTGCTAAAACTATAGCTGACTATATGTCAAAGCCTGGGCATCATCAGAAATATAAAAACTTTGAAATTGAGTATTTGCAGAACATATATAACAAAGAATCCGGAATAAAGCCTATAGAAAATGTGTTAGCTCAAAAAGAGGAAATGTCAGCTTATGGAACTGGGACTAAATTCTCTAAACAGAAGATCAAGAAAACTAATAACCAACAGATCACGACTGCAACAAATCTTCCTGAATACATAGAACCTGCGAAAACTACAGGGCAAAAAGTTAAAGACTATTTCAAAAGGCAATATACATATTGGATTAATAGCAGACAAGGTCTTGATGAAACAGGTAAATATGTTAAATACACTTCCCAGAATTATACAAGACATCATGCTACAGCAGAACATATAGTTACAGAAAATATGGTCGGTAGAGATGGGAAAGTTATAGGTAAATCTGTCAAAGATATTATCGTAGCTCCAAAAGGCCTACAGGCAGAATGGGAAAGCTATATCCTCCATCTTAACCATATGGCTGGATTAGCTCAAGGTAAACCTGTTCTTGGTGCTCCTGGTGGAGGTGCACTGTCTGGGTCAGAAACTAAAAAAATTATAGCAGAATACGAAACTAGATATCCAGAGTTTAAGACTCAGATGAAAGAAGTACAACAGTTCTTCCAGGACTTTGGTCAGGAATGGCTTGTAGATAGTGGGATTATAACACAGAAAGAATTTAATTCCATGAGATTCCTAAACAAGAACTATGTACCTAAGTATAGAGAGCTTGAGAAAGTAATGTCTCTAGCAAAAGGGCTACATATAGTTGGTGCTTCTAAAGGAATAAAGAAATCTGTAGGTGGAGTAGACCAGCTTAAGCCTCTAACTGAGTCAATACCACAATATGTAGAAGGTATAGTTAAGGTAGTACGTAAAAACCAGGTACATCAAGAATTAGCAAATGCAATAGCTATAAACCCTATAGAGATGCAAAAATATGCTCAATTTGTAAATGTGAATAAGATAACTAATAAGACATTGAAAACTAAAATATCAGGGCTGCTGTCAAAAGGTGACCTAGATAATAAAGTCATGTCTCTATCAGAAACATTAATAGAGGATTCAGCAATAAAGGGCAGATGGGCTGTAGCATTTGATAAAGGTAACCCAATACTTATGAAGATAAATGATGAATCTCTCTGGAAAGCTTTGAAAACTATGCATAAGACAGAAGCATCAGGAATAGAAGTGCTGCTAAATGCTATAAATAAACACGCCTCTAATAAAGTTAAAGGGCTTATAACACATTATAATCCTCTGTTCGCTATAGCTAATGTATGCAGAGATGTGCCATCTGGCTATATATATGGAAGCAATAATAATCCTATAACCTATACAACTAACTTATTCAGAGCATTTGGAAACGTAATGAAGGATACACTTAAGAACTTTAATATAGGTAAAGGAAGCCAGAATGAATTATTCCAGCAATATAAAGGCCTTGGTGGCCCAGGTTCTAACATAACCAAAATAGAGGAAGGGCTTTCTAAGGGTGGATGGCAAAAGACTGTAGATACTATATTCTCTACACTTAACTGGTTTGGGTATGTGTCCGAGACAGTACCAAGGCTTGCAGAGTTTAAATATGTCATGGAAAAGGGAATAAAGAAAGGTAACTATAGTGAAAGACTTATAGAAGAAGCTCTATATAAATCCGGGGATATTACAGTTAACTTTAGCCGTGGTGGAACCATAGCCAAAGAGGTTGATAAGTTGGCTATATATACTAACGCAGGTATACAGGGAGCTAATAAGTTCACCAGAGCTATGATAACTGAGGGTGTAGCTAAAGGTAATTTCTCTACAGTTATTAAGTCATTTGGAGTTATGACAGTACCTAGCCTTGCTCTGCATTGGATGTCTTCGAATATATTTGACCAGGATGAATACAGAGCTATACCGGACTATGTGAAGGATAATAACTATGTAGTCCCTGTAGGTGACGAAACATGGCTTAAGATACCTAAGAACCGTGAAGCTGCATTCATATTTAGCACTGTGTTTGAAAGAATGCTAAGGTATCTTGATGGAGATGAAGATGCTTTCAAAAACTTAGATGAAGCAGCCAAACAGACACTAGTTGGCTCTATGACAAGCTGGACAGAAGGTGGTACAGCATGGCCTTTATGGAATATCAAAGGTGGAGGAAATAAAGACTTCTTTGGGAATTCTATAGAGCCAGAGTGGATGCAGGGTACACGGAGTAAGAGATATATAACCAAAGAGAATACATCCTATATATCTAAGAAAGTAGGGCCATTGCTTGAGAAACTGAATCTCTCTCCTGCACAAGCTGACTATCTGATAGATTCATATCTTGGATGGATAGGGGATGTGTATTTATCGTTTAACCCACGAAATGAAGGCCTAGGAGCTAAAGATAGATTTATAAAGATAACACATAGAACATACCAGGAATACGGGCAGAAAGCTACTAGTGAATATTATGAAAAGCTAGAGTCTTTAGATAAACAGATAAATGATTTAGAACAGAATTCTGGACTATATGAATATAAACAGCAGCTTAAGGATATGGACTATAGCAATAAAGAAATAGGGGAAAGAGTTAAGAACCATATGTCCGGAGTATATTATACACTAGAAGATTTGAAGGAAGAGAGGAAAAAACTTAAACAAGATTGGAAAGAAAGGAGTGAGTAATTTGCCTTTATTATCTGGGAAAGGTAAAAAAGTTAGATCACATAATATTAGTAAACTTATTAACGAGGGGTACTCTAAAGATCAAGCTGTAGCAATAGCATACAGCAAACAAAGGAGTGGTAAGCGTGCCTCAAGAACAATTAAAAGAAAAGGTACAAAAGCTTGAAGTGAAACAAGCTATCACTGATTCAGTTCTTGGTGAAATAAAAGAAGACTTGGGCATCCTTAGAGTCGAGGTTAAATCAGGTTTTAAAGAAATACAGAAATTTATTTTGAAATTGTTATGCTGGGTAATTGGAATATTATTGACAGCATTAGGTTATTATATTAAAATGAAACAATAGTCTTCTTTGTATGCGTTTCTGCATGCTTCCTGCATGCTTCCTGCATGCAAAAAATGTTATTACGTATACATACTAGTGCTATTCACTAGTAAACCCTATGAAACACTTTAGCCCTATTAATAGGGCATTTTTTTTGCATAAGAAAAAAGAGCCAATGGCTCTTTTCCTGTTCTACGTGCAAAAAATTTGGCACTCAAAGCTAAAAACTAGATAAATATATATTATACCTTTTATTATAAAATATCAAGTGATATAATATAAAAAAAGAAAGGACTTGGTATATATGTTAGAAATATTTAAATTAGAATCGGTTTGGGTAGCTTGCCTAGTCAACTCAATTTCTATGATTATAGTGACTTTAATATTTATAAACCATAGCAAATTAGAAAATTTAAGACATCGCCTCTTGCTCGACGAAATAGATGTAAGAACAGTCCAAAATAAAATACTACTAAATAGAATAGAGAATCTAGAGAAGAGAGTAGCTACAGAACCTATAGGGCCTACAGGTTCTACAGGGCCTATAGAACCTATAGAGCATACAGAATCTACAGAAACTACAGAACCTACAGAATCTACAGAGCCCATTAATTCTAAAGAATATATAGAGTTCGTTAATTCTAAAGAATATATAGAGTTCACTGAATCTACAGGGTTATACAAAGCTATGGAGGCTTATTGTGAACGTACTAATTAGGCTTAAATATCAGGATAAGTTTAGAGAATACAGTCCTGAGAAACAATTTAATATATCAAAATATTACAAGTTATTTGTAAACTCCACCTGGATAGATAGTATTCTAGGTGGGTTTAAAACACCCATAAAAAACAGAGACTTAATTATCTTCTGGATAAATAATAAATATCCAGTATCTACCAAAGATTTAGATATTTATATGTCTAAAGCTCCAGATGTCAAAAATATACCGGAATATATGAGCATAATAAATGTCATAACTGCATTTCAGGATACTCATTATCATCTATGCTATACTTTTGATAATGTAATGCATAGCCTTGGCAAAGGATATCCGTGGATCCCTGGGTATATAAAATTCATATGCCCAGAAACATTCTTGAACACATTAAAAGTAGAATATATAGAAGGAGATGTAGAAATGAATAGATGGGCAATTCTGTATGACTATACATATACAAGTATAGAAATACAGCTTAAAATATGTAATGCAGCTATAAAGTGGCATAGTCATATGAGGGATAACCTAAAGATATGGAAACACCAAGGCCTAATAACATTTAGATCTATAGTTACAGACTCGCAGATAAAAACCTGGGTAGAAGAGAATTTCTTAGAAGGATATATATGGTTCATCAAAGGTCCACCTTCTAGACCAAGTTTAAACTTGGAGATAGCTAAATATGGACATACACTCGTAAACTCTAAAATTCTAATATATGGTATGGAAGAGTTTAGAGAAATGATAGATAGATATATAAAAATAAAGGAGTGAAGAATATGTTCATAAATTTTGTAATAGATGCAGATAACACAGATGATATAATAAAAGCTATAGAGCTTTTGAGCTATCATCTGAATAACCAAAGTTTAGAGCCAAAAAAAGAAAACTGGGAAGAAGAAAATAAACAGCTCATGGAGGAAACATGGAAGAAAAAAAACTCAGACCTAGCGCAGCCGAAAGATGGCTAAATTGTACAGGCTCTGTAGAATATGGGTCTATACCACCTACAGAACATACAAACGATGGAATAGAGGCCCATCGGCTAATAGAAACTATCCTAACTGGGGGGTTTGATTCTATAGCTTTCCCATCTGAGGAAATGAAGCTAGCTATAGCAGCCTATATACAATATATATGGCCTATGGCTATAGCATCTGATGATTGGGGAACGGAAGAAAAAATATTTATAGAAAAAGCTATAGGATTTGGGACATGTGACTTTTGGGCTGTGGAGGGCAAGATGCTTCATATAGTAGACTTTAAATATGGGACAGGAAAGAGAGTATTTGCACATCAGAACCCTCAGCTTATGCTATATGCATATGGTATGTGGCGTGTTTTAGACGCTGAGGGGAGGGGAATAGAGGATATAGCTCTACATATTGTACAGCCAAGAAAGAATAAGAGGGGTGTGTTTGATAAATACACTCTCTCTCTGGATGGTCTAAACGAGTGGATAAATGGGGTTATTATTCCTGTTGTCAATGATATTTATTGCAATAGGATAAGTTTCAAAAGAGGACATTGGTGCTGGTTTTGTGCTGGGAAGAAGTCATGTCCAGCAGTATTGACATTTAAAGCAAGGAAATATTTTGGAGGAGGAATGAATATGAATCCTATGGATTTTATACTGCGGAAAGGATATGTATGTGCATATCCACATCTAGATAAAAAAGTTGAGTCGTTATCTGGTACTTTGGAATACCAAGTTACCATAGTTATACCTAATGATGATGCTGAAGCATCAGCGTGCCTACAGAATGCATTAGTTGGAGCTATTAAGAAAGGTAAGGATATGTGGGAAGGCAAATCGATTAAAATAGATTTAGACGATATTCTAAAGGAGTCCGAAGCTCCATGGGCTGAAGGAGGTCTTCTCCTTAAGCTTAAGAATAACAGGGATTCTATACCTATTATTGGGGCTAATAAAGAATACATGGCCCCAACAGAGATAAAGGCTGGGGACATACTAGCTATCCATGGAACATTCTATCCTTATAATACAAAGGGTAGAAAAGGGATAACATGTTATCTCAATTCTATATTTTATATATCTCCAGGTGAGCCTATATCTAATGAACCAGATCCTATGGATATATGGTTTCCTGAATAGCCCAGGAAATATTGACAAATAGGTAAAGTTGTTATAAAATTAATATGATTCGCGTATTATCAAAAAAAGGAGAATAGAAAAATGGATAAAAAAATAGACGAAAGCAAGTTAAATGTTATCAAAAAGATAGTATTTGATAATGGACATGAGCTGGAAATGGATGAGTATACTGCATATGCAGTGTTCGTAAGTTTCCCACCTGGCTACCTAAAGGATGCAGACCCAGATATTGGGGCTTCCATTGTAAGAATGGGGGGATACCAGAATATAAAACATAACTATCAGTTAGCTATGGCGATTAAAGCTGCCTCACAAAAAATGAAAGATGCAGCTGTTAAGAAATTAGATGATAAAGACGACATATTAGATACTCTAAGAGAACTACATGCCATAAAAAAAACTATAGAAAAAAAAGGCTACGAAAATTGCAATAAAGAATGTAAAGAATATGCTGAAAAACTTATACAGCTAGGGATTAAAAATCCCTTGTTTATGAAGCTAACTGATAAAAGGTTTGAGTCTAAAGCTGATACTGAAACCTTTATAAAAGAGAATATAGATATAATAAAAGCAATTACAGATTTCTACGGGTTTAACGTAGGAGCTGATGATTTGATAAATAAATTAGATATTTTAAGAAAGAGAAAGGATGAAGAAAATGAACGTGAAAAAGTTAATTAGTAGTATAATGGTTATAGTCCTTTTATTAGGACTATGCAGTTTTAGCTTCGCAGCCGAGGGTGACAAATTAGTACAGTACAAAGAGGCCAATCTATACAGGTCTAGAGTATACATGGAACCAGACTATATCACTGAGTTCCAAGAAGTAGATGTTCTCTCTGGAAATACAGAGATGAAATACTATTGCAAAGTAGGAAATAAAGAGATGAATCCTGGCGACAAAATGAAATTTAAAGATCTTGGGGAATATACATGCAAAGTTTTAAATGGAGCTATAGTCCTTGGAACAAAAGAGGGAAAGTTAAAAGAAGGTCTAAATAAAATAGACCTAAGCATAAAGGTTATGAATAAAACCATCACCTACAGGTTCAAAATTAAAGTAACCAAAGTAGATTCAAAGCGTATAGATAAAGACAAATTCAACTGGGTTAAAGTAGAAAATTCTAGCCTAAAGTGGAAACTTATTCTTACCTATGGCAAAAAGTTCAAAAAAGAATTTATAAACTTAGGTGAAACCAAGGAGACAGACCTAGAGAAAGTTTATTCAAGAGGATATGTAGAGCTGAACAAATCTAAATGGTATACAGGGAATTTAGAATTGTGTTTAGGAGATAATGGCCTAAATACTAAACCATTTCAGATAGAAAAGTATCCTAGACTATGGTGGAAAGGTGAGTTCATTGTAGGGCTAACTCAACCAGAACCTAGTATCAGTCCTAGTGATAGTACTACAGTAACTACAGATATTCCTACAGATACACCTAGCACAGCAGGAACAGATGAAGATCAGCTCCCTAAAACAGGAGAAACTAATCCTGTATTTGTAATAGGAATAGGCGTATTTATGATTTGCGCAGGTGTAATAATATTTCTTAAAAAAAAAGAAGTAACTAATTGCTAAAATTTATTCTTAGGGCTCTATTAGGGGCCCTAGCTATTATCTTCTCTGTTGGTTTTTTATTCGCTGTATTATTTTTTTTCTTTATATTAATTTTATATTGGAGGTGAGGGGTATATGTCCCTCCTTAGAATTATGTATCTAAAATCACTAGAAGCTACAACTCAATTACCTGGGAAACCTGAAAATATAAAGATAATAAAAGAGCTGTCTAATGTAAATATTATAAACTGGAAGGAGGAAGAAAATGTATCACACAAACACAGCAATTTTGAGAAAGCTAGCTCTAAAATCGCTAAAAAATGAATGGATAAAGGAAGGTTACATGTCTAGAGATTATGTGGGGCCTCCAGATACTAAAAATACCAAAGTCGATAAAGATGCTAAAGAACAAAATAATATAGAGTCTTCATAAGAGACTCTATATTATTTCTCGCCAACATAAACATATTCTAAACATACTTATAATATCTTTATATTATCATAATATATATGCTATGTCAAACATAAAAAAGATAGAGGTGAGGAATCTCTATCTTTTTACTCCGATGTTAAAAAAAATTTAATATGTACCCTATATATGATATCATATTAATAAAAAAGTGTCAACTAGATCTTTCAATTCTGAAAGAATTATAAGCATAAAGCCCATGCAGAATCCAAGAATAGAAATAAGAATCAACGCAATTATTAGTTTAATTATCTTCCCCATTTTTTGATTCCTTTCTTTTATCCATTCCTATCTTTTTTATTCTCCGTAGTCTTCTTATTTTCTTTAGTCTTTCTTCCTCTAGCTTGTCTACGTAAATACAAACCGCCATTGTCCACACACATAATAAAACTGTAATATAAGTATTCCGTATTATAGCAGCAATAAACCCATAAGCTATTATCACGGAAAGCTGTATCATCTTCATTTCCGTTTCCAACTTTCTATCTTGAAATTTAGCATAGCTTCACCAGCTATAAAGCCGCATAATATTGGAAATAGAAAGTTCCGTGTCATAATAAAGGTTATTAAAGCTGCTGTAGCTGATACAATAAGTACTATAAATTCTCTAGTCTTCATATATTTCCTCCATTACCGCAGATATTAAGGCTTGTTGACTGCTCTCTTTTCCCTTGAGAGCTTTAGCCATTCTAGAATCTATAGTGTTCCTGGTCAATATCCTGTAGATTCTGACATCTTTAGTCTGCCCACGTCTAAAGAGTCTTTTTATAGCTTGATCATATAGTTCTAGGTTCCAGGTAATCCCATACCATATCATAATAGAACCTCCACTCTGTAGGTTAAGTCCGTATCCCATAGACTGTGGATGGGCTACAGATACTTTTTGCTCTCTAGAGTTCCATTTGCTATATTCAAATTCCTTTGTATCCTTGAGTTTTAGAATAGAGCCTTTATCATGAATAAAACTATACAGAACTATAGCATTATCATCCGCTTGGAGTAATAAGTCCTTTAATGCTTCAAGCTTTAAAGAATGGATGAATACACTCCCCCCATCCTCTGCATATACAATACCATTAGCCATCTGTTGAAGTTTCATGGCTAAAACTGCCGCTGTAGGGGCTGTGATGTCTAGAGTGCCTACGCTGAGTATATAGTCTTTCTTGAGCTGGTTGTATAGCTTTCTCTCCGCTTGAGACATATCGACATATATATCTATAAGCTGGCATGTAATATCTAGATTTGGGACAGGTATACTTAAGCATACAGGCTTTATGGCTTCGTAGATTTTATCCTCTGCTCCTTCTTTAGGCTTCCACTCTACAACTACATTGTTTATTATTTTACCTGGCCTAAAGTATTCCTGCTGGAAGTCCTTTATGTATTTCCCAAGAACTACAGAATCTAAAAGCCTTACTAGTCCCCATATGCTATAGATTCCATTGGGGCATGGTGTACCTGTAAGCTCTATTAAACGTTCTAAGTTCTTACGCATCTGTCTCATGGCTTTATGTCTCTTGGACGAAGGGCTGCGGAACATAGATGCTTCATCCAGGATAACATATCTAAAGCTCTTTAGATAGCCTCCTTTGTACATATCTTTGAATAAGTCTACAGAGAGAGTGTATATATCTGCGTCGAATCTTAGTTTCTTTCGCCTCTGGGCTGGGGTTCCGTCCAGGGAAATAACACGTAGCCCTAGATTAAATTTGGCAACTTCATCCTTCCAGGTAAATTTAGCTACAGATGGAGGAGCTACAACTAACCAGGGATAAACACCTAGCTCCTTTATAACACATAGGCTGATTAGAGTTTTCCCGCTTCCCATAGGGAGGAAAAGGCCTACGTATCTGTTGTCGAGTGCGAATCTGAGAGCTTGTACCTGATATTCTGAGAGAGTAAAATTGAGCATATAACATCCACATCCTTCCTAGAGTTTACTATGTATACAAGTACTCCGTGTTTCTTAAGTTTATTGTGCATGTACCGCTGATATAGCCTAGTTTTGCCAACGCTAGATTTTGTTTCTACGAATATTTGGCAGCCATATCTTATTATTATCCGGTCAGGCATCCCTCTAGTCGTTGGGGACTGTATCTTTAGGCATAAGCCGCCTATCTCGGTAATCTTTTTATATAGATATCGTTCGATTTCCCGCTCCAACATATGCCTTTCCCCCTCTGTTTATCCATGAATCTTTCCCTCTCTGAGTCTAGAGCTAAAGCTTTGCACTCAGGGCACATACCGTATTTTTTGCTATAATTTCCGTGGAAAATACAATATGTACTAAATTCTTCGTTTAATTCGTCCATAAAATTCACCTTTATTTTTAATTTTATTATAAGGTGGATAGAATTACAATAATATTTCTGATATAATATATAGTATACATTTTAAAAAAGCGAGGAGATGTAAAAATTGGGAAATAAAGGAATTCCAAAAAAAATATTAGAAATGAGAAACTGGGTCTCCACTGATCTCAAAAGCGGGAAACCCAATACATCAATAAGCAAGAATTTATTCAATTTTCAAGAAACCATAACTCCCGGCTTCGTATTCAACCTCCAGCATAATATATCCGGCGTTGATATAGATGATTGTATCACTATTTCCCAGAGTTGTCAAGGGAAAATGATAAATAAGCAAGCCCTCTATTTTATACAGAAATTCGACAGCTATACAGAGATTTCACGCTCTGGAACTGGGATACATATTTTATTTGAGGCTGATAAGGCCAAAATAGCTAAAGTGATGGGAGATGAAAGACAAGGCGTACGAAAAAAAATTGGTACTGTAGGGTGGGAATTTTATATAGCTGGAAGGCAATTTATCATTACGGGAAATAGTAATGGTAAAGATATAAGATATATAAAATTTCATGAGCTTACAGAATTTTTAGATTTCATGATTCCAAAAAGACAACAGCCTAAAGCTTCAGGTGTAAGTCTTAGTATGGATGATGAAGCAATAATACGGATTATCTCTAGATCAAAGCAAAAAGATAAATTTCTGGAACTTTGGAATAGGGATGCTGTAGATGGAAACAGCGACGGAGACATGGGGCTTGCAGGGATGTTGGCATTCTATACTCAGGATATAGAACAGTTAGTCCGGATTCTTAGATCTGCTCCATGCGGACAAAGGAAAAAGCTTGATAGAGATAACTATATCTATAGGCTAGCACAAAAGGCTATAGACAATAGAAGTGGAACATATGAAGTTAGGAGGAACTCATATGCTTAAGCTAGTTAGAGAACAAGTAAAACCAGAACTAAATTGGGATACGGACTTTGTTAAGTTTACCAAGTCCGGATGTATACCTAAACTATCTATCTCAAATTTAAAGGTGCTCTTAGACTATTATGAAATAGAGCTTACCTATAATGAAATGACTCATGAGATAGAGATAGATGGCAAGCCTATAGAAAATAGGCACGATGTAATAGTAAAGGATTTAGCCACAAAGCATGACTTTATAGGTGCTACAATAAATACAATTTCTCAGTATATGAATGCTGTAGCATATGAAAATAAGTACCATCCAGTTAAAAATTATTTAGATCATCTAAAACCTGTAACCGGGATGCAGGAAATTAGGAAGCTTATAAAAACTCTAAAGCTTTCTAATGAGGATGATTCTGAATATGCTGAAATGCTTATTGTTAAGTGGCTTGTATCCTGTGTAGCCGCTATATATGAAGATGATTTCAGAAGCCAAGGAGCTTTGACTCTCCAGGGCAAGGGTGGAATTATGAAAAGTAGCTGGTTTAGGAAAATAATACCAAAGAAACACTGGTTTCGTGGCGAGTTCGTAGGGCTAGATGTAGGGAACAGAGATTCAGTACAAAAGGCCATAAAGTACTGGATATGCGAACTTGCAGAGCTAGAGAGTACACTTAAGAAAGACTTTGTAGCTCTAAAGGGCTTTATTACGTCAGAATACGATGAATATAGAGCCGCTTATGAACGCAGGTTTGAAAAGCATCCACGAAGAACAGTATTCTGTAGCACTGTGAACTCAGTAGAGTTTATAAAAGATGATACAGGTGATAGAAGGTTCTGGGTGCTTGAGGTAGACGACATAGATATGAAGACAGAAATAGATACTGAAAAGCTATGGGCTGAGGTGCTTAGTTTATATAGATCAGGGGAAACATATTGGCCTGATCGAGAGCAAACTGAGGCTATTATGGAACAAAATAGGAATTACAGCATCAAGAGCAATCTAGATGATTACCTGGATTCTATAATAGATCCATCTAGACCACCAGAAGAATATACAGTCCAGAAAGTTACAGAAATTGTGCTCATGGACGCTAACATTCATGACGTCACAACATCTAAGGTTGGTAAAGCGTTGAATAAGAGAGGCTTGCGGAGTAAAGTTAAGAAGATATATGGCAAACCGTGCAGAGTGTATAAGCTGTATATCAATCGCCGAGTAATTTAGAATATGTCTAACTGAATATAAAGATACTATGGAGCTTATTTATTTTGGGCTTAGTTTGTTAAATTTTTAACAATATGATGTTAAGGTTACAGTAAATTTTTTAGTGTAACCGGAAGTGTAACCCTAAAATTTGGAAGCTATTTTTAAATGTGCCTATTTTACTGGTTTGTAGCGTTTACATATTTTGGGGTTACAGTAAGTTACAGGGAGATATTTTACTGTAACCGCAGTGTAACCCTGTAGCAGTCCGAGTTGTAGGGACTCTAGGTTACGGTTACAGTAAAAAAGCTATATAGTATAGTATATAAATACACCCCCTATACCCTCCCTATGTATATATATTTTTTTATTTTTTTTTATTATATATTAAGTGTAACGTAACCGGACAAGGGCTAAAACCACTATATAACAGGGCTAGAGCACGGTTACAGTAAGACAATTACCTGTAACTGGAAAATTGGAATGTACTAATACCAATATCTACAGCGGTTACAGCAAAATGTTTTACTGTAACCTTAGAAAAGTGTATTCAAAACCACTATATGACTGGGTTACACTAAGATTTATAGCGGTTACAGTAAAATGTTTTAGTGTAACCATAGACTAAAAAAGTATACAGATACATATGGTTACAGCCAATATTTAGCTGTAACCTGGTTAGATTCTATGTGGTTACAGTAGATATGTAAGTGTAACCTATATACCCTACGATGCTGTGTCTGCTATGGTTACAGTAGAATTAGGCATACAGATGTATCGGTTACAGCTAAATATTGGCTGTAACCCTTGTAACCTGTTATACTATGATGCTATATATCCTATAATGCTGTGTCTGCTATGGTTACAGTAGAATTAGGCATACAGATGTATCGGTTACAGCTAAATATTGGCTGTAACCACTGTAACCTGTTATACTATGATGCTATAGAGGCTATGATGCTGTGTCTGCTATGGTTACAGTAGAATTAGGCATACAGATGTATCAGTTACAGCTAAATATTGGCTGTAACCGCTGTAAAAAAAAAGGCCTATTCAACCTTTATCAGATTAAATAGGCACCCTCTTTTCCCTCTCTCTTTAGTCTGCACTAATATAGTTTTAATATTTCTAAAGAAATATGTATTAACCCATTTCCCCCTTTTTACTACAGGGCTTTCGTTATTATTTTTCTTTATGAACTGTTTTAATTGGGCTTCTGTGAGTGTATACATATTTTCCCTCCCTTTAGCCTTATTATCCTATTTATCTCCATATTTTGTATCTTGAGAGATTCTATCATATTCTTTAGCATCTTCATACTGCTGTGGACATCATAATTTTTAGCCTTCATGTCTTCTAGAACTTTGTATGCTGAGATGTATGTACCTATGCAGCTCTTGTTGTAGCTGTATAGCTCTTTAAACCTTTCTATCTTTATAAATATTTTGTCTAAATAGTTCATAGAATTAAAGTCTCCTATAGCCTTTAGGAGTTCTTTAGCCTTATAAGGCTTTTTAGGCCCTACGTTTTCCCCTTTATCCACCAGGTCTTTATAAAATTTATTCATATATCTTCATCTCCTATCTTTGTAGGATAGATATATATTTTTGATATAGAAATATATATCTGTGGATCTGCTGTTTCTAGTACTATTTTTGTATCGTCTATGAAGTCTATGGGTTCTAGCCTATAGTCTTTATATTTTATTCTAAAGCCTTCTGTTGTCTTGTGTTTTTCTGGTATTTGTCTCTTTATCTTTTTTATACAGGAAGAGTAATATACCGAATTATATCTGTCTAGTTCACTAAGTTTTGTATCATAGCCTAAGTTTACCAGGTTTATCTGGTATTTTAGGATATACTTTAGTTTTATGAATCTGCCGAATTTTTCGCAATAGAATCCTTTTTTCTCTAAGTATTCTATTAATTCTTTATTGATAGGTTTTCTGCATAATGTAGAACCTGTTTTCTTTAGATTTGCTGTTATTGTGTATAATCTGGACATGTGCATCCCTCCTTTGCGTGATACGTCGCCACGTGATAGAGCCATTAGGGGCTATAAACCCCTATGTGGCTAGTGAAAATTTATTTTATAAAATAAATTAAGAAGAACTATATAATTTTTTAACATTCTTATAATACTCATTTTTTGTTACATATTTTTTATATTCTGGGTATTCTGCTATTGATTTTTTTATTAAGATATTTTGTAATTTTCTTAATATTTTCTTAATATTTTTTTCAGAATATTCATAGTATTCAATTTTATATCCTTTTCTTTTTAATTTTAATAGAGCTTTGAATAATTCAAAGCAGTGTCTATAATCTGCACAATAGAAATTCGGAAGGTCCCACCTTGCACGAGCATTACACTTCCAAATACTTAAACTTAATTTATCATCTGAAAAAATAACATAGTATACTTTCCCAGGTAAATTATAATTAAATTTTTTCATATTTCTCCCTCCATAATAGGCCTTTTTGTGTGGATGCCTAGCACCTAGAGCCAAAAGGGGCTATGAACCCCTATGTGGCTATGCACATAACATTGTAGTAGAGTTTATTATTTGTTCGAGGAGAAATATTATTTGTTTTACAATTTCCACTACACTTTCTTCATAATCTAATGTTACTAATGTGTCGTTGTAGAAGAAATTATCTGGATTCTCTTTGTAATTTCTTCTTATTTCTATAAAATTAGTTTTTAATTTTATGTCAAAATAAAAATGTAGTACATTTTCTGGGCATTTTAATTCTTTGTCATCTTTGTTGTAGATGAATCCAAATTTAATTAGTTCTTTTTCTATTTGTTCTATTTTTTCGAATCTTGCTAACTCTATTAATCTAGTATTTATCATATTTTCTAATTTACTCATATTTTCTCCCTCCATAATAGGCCTTTTTGTGTGGATGCCTAGCACATAGAGCCATTAGGGGCTATTAACCCTGGATTGACTTTCTAGCTTCTAAATATTCTTTTTCATCGATATTTAAAGGTAATGGACCTCCTACAGGTGTACAGTCATCTTTATGCAATAGTTTTTTTGTATATTCGTTAAATGTTGCTTCTTTTCCATTATACGTCCATAGCACATGTTGGTATCTATGGACGTCTACTCTTTTGCCCATCTTTGTTGTTTTTTCAAATGTGTCCATTAGTTTCCTGGCTATTTTGCTTTCATCAACTCTAATAGCCACCTGATCTACCACTTTAAAGAACCATTTTCTTCCGTCTACAATTGAATAATATAAATTATTATACATTTTCTCCCTCCATAATAGGCCTTTTTGTGTGGATGCCTAGCACCTAGAGCCAAAAGGGGCTATGAACCCCTATGTGGCTATACATATAACATTGAAGTTGCTTCTATTATTTCTTCGAGCATTGATATTATTCGTTTTACAATGTTTTCTACATCCTCTTCATAATCTAATTTTATGAACTCCTCATCAAAGAACCATTCTCCTTTGTCTTTGTAATCTCTCCCTATTTCTATAACATTAGGTAATAGTTTTATGTTGAAATAGAAATATAGGATATTTTCTGGACATTCTAAATGTTTTTCTTTTTTTATGAATCCAAATTCAATTAGTTCTTTTTCTATTTTTTCTATTTTTTCAAATCTTGCTAACTCTACTAATCTGTTGTTTATCATATTTTCTAAATTACTCATATTATCTCCCTCCATAATAGGCCTTTTAATGTGGATGCCTAGCACCTAGAGCCAAAAGGGGCTATGAACCCCTATGTGACTTTTTAGCTTCTGATTGTAATTGTCTAGCGTATTTTTCTGCTACATCCCAAAAGGCAGATAGATTAATGTGTATTTCTTTTCTATCATCTGATGGAATTGTAACTTGTATTTCTTTTGTTGTATCAAATAGGAAATGTTTTGTAGTTTTGTTAGACTTTGTAATTACTAGAGTTTTTGTCTCTGGTTCTTTGCATACAAAAACAAATGTTACTATAAGCTGTATGTAGATATCCTCTACAAATTCGGATAACTTTTTACTAAGATATTTTTTTACTAAAGATTCTCTAGCAAAAAGCATTAATATTTCCCAATTGTCTCTAGTTTCTTTTAATTCATCCATTATCTCCCTCCACGTTTAACGGCCGTCGCCTTGATAGATTCCAAAAGGCTTTTAAGGCCTTAATGGAATAGGTGTATATTTCTTTTTTTGCTTTTCATTATCTTTTATGACATTAGAGCCGTGCATTGCTCTAATATCATCAAGACTGTATTGCCCACGACTATTAGATTTGCACCATTCAGGTCTATAATACCAGGCTACTTTTTTTCTAGCAAAATATAAACCAGCTTCTTTTAATTTGTCTTTATGTTGTTTTGTATCTCCAGTTACCCAAATATACCAGCCACATATTTCTATTTTAAGGCCGTCTAGCTTTATCAATTTTTCTATTAAATCTTTAAATATCCCAGCTTCTTTGATGTGGCTTTTCATTTTTAGATCACTAAAGTTTTCAGTTAATCTTAAGATATTTTGATCAAATAGAGTATTGATTTCTTGCATAATTTGTGTTGTATCCCAGTTATTCTTATCGGGATGCCAGATAAAAACATATTGTCTATATACTTTTTTCAGTCTGTCTATTCCCATAATGTTTCTAAATTCATTTCTTATTTTGTCTAATTCTGTTATATCTTTTCTAGTTTTATCCATTCTTCTCCCTCCACACGTTTAACGGCCGCCGCCTTTATAGAGTCTAGAGGCCAATTAAGGCCTTATAGACTTAAGTATGCGTAGAATAATATCCGCCTGCTTTTTTGCTGAAATCTCTATGCCATATAATACCACCTTCTAGACCTGTTAATCTGCTATGATGCCATATTACAAAGTATACATCTCCATGATTCCAATCATTATACAAGTCAATAGATATTGCTTCCCAGGTTGTAAAGTCTTTTAATTTTTTTATTAGCTGGTTATATTGTGTTTTATTTTCTTGTTTAAGTTTCACCATATTAATACCATGCCATTTTATAACTGGTTTATTAGCTTTCATGCAACATAATATATTAATTGGTTTTTTAAGTTTATAATTTTCATAGAAATTATAATAACTTATATAGAATTTATGTCTTTGTCCTTTTATTTCTCCAGTATATATGTTTTCATAGTTTATGTGTAATATGTTTATTTCTATTTGGTTATTTTCTGTTAAACTAAATTCTGTAATTATATTATTATCACGTTCTATAAAGTAACCTTTATTTACTAGAATTGATATGCTTTCTTTATCTATAAGAAAGCTTTCTAAATGTACAGTATCAAAAGGGGTATTTATCTGTGTAAACTTAAATTCTAAAAAATGGGGTGTATAACTTATCTTTACAAACCCATTGCTTTTATATATTCTAGTACCTGTTTTCTTGTCAAATTTAACTTTATTATTCATAATTATCTCCCTCCATACGTTTAGAGGCCGTCGCCTTTAGGATAGATATCCTATATCTGGTTGCCAGGCGGCTTGACGACTTACACGTCAAAGAACTATGTCGATATTAGATATCTAGACGACTCGAACGTCTATAGACTCCAGTTACCGCCGTCCTCCCAGTTTTGGAGGGAGGGAGCGTGCTATATAACTACAGTCTAGAGATACATTGCCATGTACCGACATTAACCAGGATATAAGAGGCCGCAAAAGCGTAGCTGTCTAAATACCTAGAAATAGTTATATCTACCGATATTAAGTTGACAAAGAACATAGTTATGCCATAGACAGGGAGCGGGCAAGGAGCGGGCAAGAAGTCGCCGGGGTGAAAACTAAGTTGTATCATGTTGCATATTCATCATATAACAAATTGTACCTTATGTGGTTACAAAAAAGTTAAGAATAGTTACAAAAAAGTTAACAAGCTCTAATGTCTTGATATCACAAGCTTACAAGGTTATATAGACTCTATAGATATGTAAATATATGGGAATATATAGCATGGGAAATAAATGTACCCTGGGAAATAAATGTAAATATCTTATATTTATCCTATATTATGTCACGAAATGTAAATATATGGTAATTATTGTGGAGGGCTATGTACTAAAGGCTAGGGAATATAATTCGATAGTTATAAAACCCTCGAAT